AGAGCGTTAAGCGCTTCGGGGGAGGTTCGAATCCTTCACGCCCCAACAGTAAGGCACCAAGCGAGAACTCTGAAGGGACCAGATCATGGCACGTGACTACGCGAAGACCATCGGCCACCTGATTGCCTGTGCCGAGGATGAGAGCCTCCCGGAGGCAGCCCGCGCGAGCTACCGCGAGAAGGCGGAAGCGATGATGCGGGAGTACCGCATCGAGGAAGAGCAGGCTATCGCGACCGAGAGCACGGCAGCCGTGCCGGTCATGGACCATATCACCATCATGGAGCGCTGGGCCTACACCAACCCGCTCCGCCAGTTCTACTGGGGGATGTGGAGCCGGATCGCGAACCACTGCGGCGTTCGGTCTCACGGCAAGTACACGGCTTGGGACGGGGACGACTCCCAGCTGGTAGCGCACGTGGTCGGCTACGAGGGTGACATCCGCTACGCGGAGCTGTTGTTCACCGCCGCTCGGCTGGTCTTCATGACGCGGATCGACGCCCGGGTTGACCGGAGCCTCTCGGACCAGGAGAACTGCTACTACATGCGGAACTCCGGGATGAAACGGAATGAGATTGCGCGGATGCTGTGGGGTTCCGCTCCGACTGACGGTGCGGCGCACGGCCGGGTGCAGAAGATGTACATGGCCGAATGCGCCAAGCGCGGTGAGACGCCCCGGGTATCCGGTCGCGGGATCCAGGTTGACGTCTACCGCGAGGCATACGCCCAGGGGTTCGTGGAGCAGCTGGGATACCGGCTGCAGACCGCCAGCGAGGCTGTGGATAAGGCTTCCGGCGGGCTGGTCCTGCACGGCCGCAAGGAGCGCGTGGACAAGGCGTTCTACGCGGAGTTCCCGAGTGCCCGGCCGATGAGCGACGAGGAGGCAGCTAAGTACTGGGAGCAGCAGGCCGAGGAAGAGGCGAACTGTGCGGACTGCAAGAAGACCACGTCTAAGACCGGCAAGTGCCGGCGCCACCGGCCGACCGAGGTCACCCAGGCCCAGATCCGCCGCAGCAATCGCAAGTACTTCTCTCCGGAGGCCCAGGCCGGTCGTCGGAGCGGCGAGCGCGCAGCTGCTGACGTTCACATCGGTCGGACCGGGACTCCGGCAACCCGCAAGACCGAATCTGCACCGACTCAGACCGCGCTCGGCGGATAGAGTCGAATCGGACCCCCGCCCCGGTCAGTCCCGGGGCGGGCAGTCTCTCCTGAAAGGAGAACAGGGAATGCCCCTCGATTTCCCGGACCCACCCCGGCGGCCCAGGCAACCGAAGCAGCCCAAGAAGTCCTCGGGCGGGGGTGACAGGCGGACCGTAGGCCTGGCAATCGCCATCTACGGTACGGCAATTGGTATCGCGGCCAGCGTCGCTGGTGCCATCGTTTATGGCCACTTGTCGGCCTGACAGAAAGGGAGCGCATGCTCAAAAAGTTCGCATTGGTGCTATCAATGGCACTGTTGGCCGTCTTGGGGCTGGGACAGCCCGTGCAGGCCAGCACCACGTACTACTACGCCGGTGGCATCCAGGGCGGTTTCGGCGCCACCGAACCGACCGGGCTGTTCGCCACGGTCAACGCGCACAATCCGACGCTGGACGGTACCGGTCCCGACTGGGAGTCGCACACGCTCGTCGAAGCTGCCATCTTGCAGGGCAGCGGCGCCAACCTCCAGATCGTGGAGGTTGGCCTGCGCAAGGCCACCGGTGATGCCGGACAGAAGGTCATGGTCTATGCCTGGCTGAACAACACGCCGTGCGGCTATGCGCTGACCAATCTCTGCGGTACGGGAGTCAATTTCGTCCACTGTGACACGGTGGGCGGAGTCAACAACTGCGGGCAGGCCACCGACAACTGGGACATCGGCCAGGTGGTGACGGCCGGTACCAACATGCGGATCGGTCTTCAGTACTCCGGCGGTGCCTGGTGGGCCCAGGCGTACGTGAACGGCGGTACCGCCGAGTATCTCGGGTACATCCCGGGCACGCTCTGGTCCGGTGCGGGCGTCACGTTCACCAGCGCTGACGAGATCAGGGTGTTCGGCGAGGTGGCGCCGGGTGGCGGTTCCCTCGGTTGCACCGACATGGCCACGGGTGTCCTGGCCGGGGCGGGTCCGCCGATCACCGGCGGTTTCATCGCCAGCGTCAGCGCTCCGCCGCTGGCGAGCACGGCGATCGACATCGATCAGATCGTGAACGTGACCGACGCGACCAAGTACAACGTCTACGTGCCCGTGCCGGGCGGAAACGTCCGGACGTTCTACTACGGCGGACCTGGCGCCTGCTGACAAGTAACTGTCAAACAACAGAGGGCCCTGGCGTGACGCCAGGGCCCTCTGTTTTCGTTTACGCGGTCTTGAGAACCTTGCTGCCTGGGTGCTTGGCAGCAAACGTCTTGGCGTCGGCCTCGCTGCTCTTGGTCACCGTCAGCCCACCGGGCAGCTTGACCTTGTACGTCTCGCGCTTCTTGTTGCGGTCCTTGCAACTGCACGCCATCGTCTATCCCTCCCCGAGCACGGCGGACAACGCCTCGCGCTCCCTGTTCGTCTGGACCGCCAGCGCGGCGGCCAGCTCCTGACGCACGGCCTGCGCACGCCGGTCCTCCGCCAGGGCAGCCCGTACGGCACCCTGGATGTCGATGGCGCCTACCGACAGCGTCCGAGCGGCACCCGGCACGTCCTCCGGGCCGAACGAAGCGGTCAGCGCCACCTGACGGCCACCGCGCGAGTGCGTCTGCACCGGGAAACCCGGCTCGGACGTCGCACGCGGTCCAGGGGAGAGGGCAAGTACCTCGATCAGCGCCAGCTGGCCACCGATCTCGCGCCAGTCGCCGGAGACCTTCCGGCGCTCCAGGATCGCCATTTCGGAGCCGGACAGGCCTGGCCGGATGGCCCCGGCGACCACGATGCCGTGCTCGTCCTCATACGCCACCACGTCCGCCGCGACCGTCAGCCCGTCATGGTGCTGCATGGCGGAACTGGCGCTGAAGCTCAACGCCGCGTGCGGCCCGCCCAGCGTGAGCCTCCCGGCCGCGATCATGCCGCCGTCGGCGGTGTCCACCCCGTAGCGGTTGAACCAGCCGTAGCCACTCTCAGCCTGGGGAGGAGTGACGCAGACATCGGCGTAGCCGGTGTGACAGGTGCGCCAGGTCGCGATGTGGCCGAAGACCCGGCCCGTGTCCCAGTCCCAGGTGATCGGCGTCGGGCCGTCCAGGGTCGGCCGAACGAACGCCTCCACCGGCGGCCGGTGCTCGGGCGCGGTCTGCATGGAGGCGACCAGCGCCAGCAGCTGGGCGCGCGCCTCCCCGTCGCGGCCCTCGTCGGCGGTCAGAGAGTCGTCCTCGATCAGCTCCAGCGGACGGCAGGTCTCGCTGAAGGCCGGGATGCTGACCAGCGTGGCCGCGCGTACCCGGCCCTCGGTGATGAGCAGCTCCAGCTTGGGCTCCTCACCGTGCTCCTCGTAGTACGCCTCGATCGCTTCCCAGGTGACGGGATCGTCAGTGCCCTCGAACACCGGCACCGCCTCGAACGAGTCCAGGTCCACACTGGGACCGAGCGTTCCAGCACTCATCAGGTGCATGGCCTCGGCAACGTCCTCGGCCAGCCGGGGCAGTGCTTCACGGTCTACGTCGTCGAACAGCTCACCCTTGGCCCAGACGCCCATCGTGTCCTGAGCCATGCCCTTGACCGATTCGGCGGAGATCCAGTCTCCGGCCACCGCGTCCTTGACGCTGAGGATGGCCGCTTCCTGCGTGGCGCCGATGCCGACCGCGCCATCGTGACCGCCCTCGCGCACGCGGGCCCACTCGAACGGCATCGGCAGGTCGGCCAGCGTGATGCCGCCATCGGCGAACCGGCGGCCGTCTCCGGTGCTGAGGCCGATCGGCGCCAGCAGAGTGCGGAACTTTGTACCCATGACTTCCCTCCTCTGATCAGGCTACCGGCCACGCCGGAACTGACGATTGCTCATATCGATCGATTCACCCTGCTTCACCAGGAGCGGGACGCACCGGCACTGAATTACTTCCTGGGGAGGGCCCATCGGGTCGCCAGGGAAAGCGAGCGAGAATCCGCCAACAATGAACGGCTCGTCCAGGCCTACCCGTTGCCCGTCTGCGTCCTCGTGTGTCTCCCGGGTACGCGTATCGTCGGTGGCCAGCCAAAGGCGCTGCCAGACAATATCCGGCTCCTGCTCGGCAACGACTCGGAACGCCTCAGTCCGGCCCGCGTTCAGCGCGCCGATCGTCTCGGTCCGCGCGATCACCGTGGCTCGGTTCGGCCAGCGGTTCGACCCGGTAGTTGACAGCACAACGTCAACCCGGTCCCGCAGCTTCGGTATGCCCTCCCCGAGATTCACCCCCACGGCCAGCTGGTGTGCCACCAGAGCGAAGACCTCCTCGGGCACCCGGACCAGCCGGTTGTGCACCTCCGCCAGGTAGGTCGTCACCGCCACCCGCTGGTCCCAGCGGTACTCCGGCCCGAGCACCTTGACGAACGCCAAGCCGATCGCCTTGAAGATCTCGCCGTTCAGGATCAGGTCCACCGCGTCACGCCAGGCGGGCACACGCGCCCAGACCGCGTCCGGGTCCGGCCGCTGACCGCCGGAGAGTACGGCTCGCGCGGTCTCGACCAGCCAGCCGGACAGCTCGGACCAGACCACCCGCCGGATGCTGCGCTCCGTCTGGGCCACCTCCAGCCGGGCATCCAGCCGAGCAGGCAGCCACGGGTCCCGGCCCTGACCGTTCCAGGCGCCGGTCACGGCAGCTTCGCCAATTGCTTCAGGTACGCCTCACGGATGTCTTCGTCCTGGTTGACTGCCCCTACCAGCAAGATCGCTGCTTCCGGACGGATCATGAAACCAATGCACCGGTCATCGTCACTCGGTTGATCACCGAGTTGTAGATACAGAGTGTGCAGATTGCGCCGTCCGGTCCGAACTTTCATGGCCGCACCTGCACGATGAGGTAGGCGACCGTGGCCCCGAGGTAAGCCAGGCCGACGACGGCCGTCCAGGCCCAGGTGCGGTCCGCACTCGGGGAGCGACGATGCCGGGCACGTCCCGGCCGGACGTCCAAGGTCAGCAGCGAGGTCATGCGGGCACCAGCTTCCAGGCTGCACTGTGAACCCCCGCCGCGTCCGCACGACGGACAAAGTCTGGGACGCAGACGATGCCACCGGGATCATCGGTCGCTTCGGGGCCGCCCATCACCAGGTTCCAGAGCGGGCTCTCGGTGAACCAGATGACATTGTCATCCCCGCAGTCCTGACAGGGGCCATCACCGATCAGGTGCTCAGGAATCTGGCTCATGTTGTCCCTTTCCGTGGCGGCAGCCCAAGGATCAGGCGGGCCTGATTCCAGCAGCGCAGCGCTTCCGCCCGGGACCCGTTTGCCTCGTGGCCCCGGGCTGCCGCGCGCCAGAGAGCAGCCTGCTCACGCAAGCTGGTTCCTCCCCACAAGCCACCACGCCGGGTCATGCGGCCACCAGCCCCCGGCCCTGGCGCGCCATGCTCAGCGCGGCGAACAGCAGGTCGTCATGGTGCCGGACCCCCCGGGTCAGCAGCTCCAGCACGTAGCCCTCCAGCAGCGCCCGGAAGTCGGCCGGGTCCACCCCGAGGTCAGCAGCGGCCACCGTGACGTGGTTCCAGGCGCCCTCGGTGACCTTGTGCGCCTTCTCAGCCGTGATCGGGCCGACCCAGTGATGCAGTTCGTGCCGGGGCACGTCCTTCCACCGGCCGTGCCGCTCGGCAGGCGTCGCCAAACGGCCACCAGCCAGCTCCAGGGCGCGGTAGACCAGAAGCTTGGCTGCCGCGTTGAAAACGGCCTCAGGAGAGGGCAGGGCGGGCACAGGCCGCGTAGCAAGCGCTTGCACGCGGGCTCCGAGCGCCTCGGTCAGCGCCCGGGTCTCGTCCGGCGGCCCATCGGCGTCGCCCCCGTTGGGCGCGTCACGCTCCTCGGTCTCGTCATCTGGCTCCGGGTCCTGGCCGTCCGCGTTCTGGTTCGCTGTCGCGGGCAGGCCGACGCTCTGGATCTTGGGCAGGCCGAGCACCCGCTGGACCTCCGGGTCCAGGATCAGATCGGGCTGCACCTGCACCAGCTTGTAGAGCAGCTGAGCCACCCGCTTGTCCTGGTCCGGCATCACGCTGGGGTCGAACGCGGCGGCCTTGACGTACTCCTCATCGGAGATCAGGCCCCGGTCGTGCAGGGTGCCCGCATCCTCAATCCGGTTGGGCCGGGCAGCCAGCGCGGCGTAATCGAACGCGAACGCGTACCGCTCCGGGTTCGGGATGCCCATCGAGGTCAGAGCCATCCGCAGGAAGCCCCGCGTCAGCGCGTCGGCGACCAGCGCGCCGTACGGCTTGATGCGCTTGATGCCCTCTTCGCTGATGATCCAGGCGGTCCAGTGGTTGGCCGTGCTCATCCCGAGCATGACCTCATTCGGGACCTCATAGGCTCCGGCCACCCGGATGATCGCCTTCTCTTTCATCGGCGAGATCTCGGCCGACAGCTCGGACCAGAAGTTGATCGGCTTCAGCTTGTCGATGTGCTCGATCATGTCGGTCGGCAGGGTCGCCATGATCGGGACCATCGCGGCGGCCGTGCTCTGGTCGCGCATCGAGGCAGCGGCAGCCCGCTGCATGTACTGCATGAAGCCCGCGATCCCGGCGCTGTCGGCCGGGTCCCGCGGGAAGTCCACACCCTCGGGGAGGAACCACACCCCAGCGCCGGTCAGGCGCGAGTCCAGCTCGGCGAACTCGCGCTTGGTCAGCAGCTCGACCTCGCGCAACGGCACGATAGCCGCCCGAGTCGGGCTGTCGGCCTGGTCCGTGTCGTTGGGGTGCGGGCGCCAGCAGCGGATCAGGACGTCGGTGCCGTCGGTCAACGCCAGCGTGCTTCCGCCGAGGGTCTTCGGCCGCCGGACCTCGATGCGGCCACCGCGCTTGCTGAAGGCCGAGCCGGTGACGACGAACCAGGCGCCCTTGGACGACTCCGGGTTGCTGGCGGCACCCTCACCGATGACCCAGCACTCACCGCCCACAGCGAGGTCCACCCCAGCCAGCCGGAGTGCGTCATCACGCTGGCTGCCGGTCCCGAGCGGGATCCCGGCCAGCGCGCTGATCCGCTGGTCCTCGGTCTCGTTGATCTCCTCGCCGCGCTCGTCCAGCTCGGCCACGTAGAGCCGGGCCTGGGACAGCGAGTCGCCGATCCAGTTAGCGAGGAAGCGGCCCTCGGGCACGACGTCGTAGAGACGCCACGCCTCAACCTGCCAGTCCTTGTTGCCGAACTTCCAGTTTTTCCAGCTACTGGTGCCATCCAGCTGGACGAGGGCGGTAGCCGCGCTCAGCGCGCGCCGGTTCAGGCCCAACGGATCCTGGTCGTGCTGGGCGGGCTTGCGCTTCAGCAGGGCCACCGGTTACCTCCCTACGCTCGCGACCATGCCGGTGATCTGGCTGAATGCCAGGGCCAGGGCCGGGATCAGCATGACGGGCGAGTCGCCGAAGAACCAGACCAGGGGAGCGGCGACCAGGGCCACCCACATCCCGGCACACCACGGGCACGTGATCAGGGTGGCGATCGACTCGCCCAGGGTGTGCGGCCGGTCGTCCAGGCGCGCGGTGATCGCGTCGCGGATGGGCTCGGTGATCGAGTCGGCCACGATCAGCCCGGTCACGCGGGCGACGGCCAGCGCGTAGATCAGCAGCTGGAGCCAGACCGGGATCGTCATGCTGGCCATCCTACGGGGAGAGAGGACATCTCAGCTCTTCTGCCCTGTTGACAGTGCAGTGTCAGACGGTGGCAGGCCCCGGAGCGCCCGGCGGGTCAAGAACCAGCACCGGGCGATCTGGCCACCGAACCGGCGCCGGGCCGGGGCGTAGCCGAGGCGCTTCAGACTCGTTCCAAACGCCTTGGCGCTGACCGGCGGCAACCCGTCCTGCTCGCAGAGTCCGACGTACCAGCGGTACAGCTGACCGCTCTCGTGCCAGCCAGGCTGGGCCCCCATGTCTTCCAGCAGAGTCTTGAGACACTCGGCGGTCAGCGCCACCGGCGCGGCCGTGACGGGGAGAGGGCTCATATCATCCACCCCTTGACCATCCGCCGCTCCTCGCTATCCCACTTGGCTTTACGCAGCGCGCCGTAGGCGGTCAAGATCTGGCCGAATCGCACCGGGTGCACCGGCCTGCGGCCCTTCTGTTCCATCACGCTCTTGTGCCGCCAGTACAGATCCTTGGCCGAGTAGTGGCCGGACCGCAGCGGCTCCAACACCGGTCTGAGATCTTCCAGTTCCTCGTGCGTCACGTAGGGCATAGAAGCCAGCCTACATGACCCTTACCCGTCCCTCACTCTCTAGGGGACCGGGGCCGACTAGGGGACATGTTTCCTCACGCGCGCTCCGTATACACGCGCGTGCGTGCACGCATGTGCGCACATGCGTTCACAGAACACTGTGTTTTTGAAGGGAATGAGCTGGAGCATGTCCCGTACTCCCCTCCCCTCCCCCGACATCATCCTAGGACGGTCGGCGGCCGGGCAACTTAGTAGGCATACCTGGGAGGTTGAGTAGAACCCCTGGGGGGTATGGGTATCCGTCCCCCATACGCGACCGAGCCCCGGTGCCCGCTCTCGGCAGGCGTCCGGGCGCTGCTGGAGGGCTGCTTGGTGAGAGCCATTAGGAGCTTGTAGGTCGTAATTAGGAACTTTACGTTCCCAATAAGCCCAGGTCAGCGGCCTGTTGACCGCCGACCCCAGCCCTACCTCAGCCAGCTGACCGCACGACGACCAACCCGAGATCCGGGGTGCCCAGCCAGAGTGCCGAGATCAGCGTCAGGCCCAGCACAATGCCGATGACCAGGAACGCGACGGCCAGCCACCTCATCGCTGCACCTCATGGCCCCAGCGCTGCCACCAGCCCGAGTCCCGGCCGGGCAGCACTACCGGATACGCCTCGCGAACCATCCGCCGGAACTGCTCGCGGCTGAGCGGGTCGAGCACACGTTGCCGCAGCCTGCGGCCTGGACGGGTCCGGCTCCAGTCCTTCATCACGATCCACCGTGGTCTTCCGTCAGCCAGTTGACCGCACGACGACCAACCCGAGATCCGGGGTTCTTCCTCTCCGGATGGATCGTCATACGCGGCACCGCCACTCCGGCCACCGTCTTAGTGCAGCGCCAGCCAGGGCTGACCTCGCAAACCGGACACGGGTTGCGCAGGTCTTTGGGCAGCTCACGCAGCCCGCGCGGCTGGGTGTGGGCACGCGGGGGGACCTTCATGACGGTCCCCCGGCACGCTCACGGCGGCGCCGTTCGCTGCGGTAGGGCTCGCGCTGGTCCTGGTCGGCCGTACACCAAAACCGGCCGAGCGTCGGAGAATCGTGCAGGTGGGGCCGGTGATCGTCACGGTCGTCGCACAACCCGTCCGGCTCCTCCCCGGTGCCGATCACGTCAACCTGAAGGTCCAGCCAGTCCACGAGCGCTTGTGCCGACGTCCTGATCAGGACGTCCCGGCGCTGGACGTCGGCCAGCCGCTCCATGCCCGCTCTGCTGTTCAACCAGGTCATGACCTCCTCCCCGTCTTTCGCCTGGTCGTGGCGCCGGTGCTGCTATTGCACGTACTACATGCGGGCCTAATGTTGTTCCGGGCGTAGGTGCCGCCCTGGCAGCCCGGAATGATCCGGTCCACGGTCACGGTGTCCACGGTAAGCAGCTGCCCGCACCGGTAGCACCGGCACGCGGGCTGCGCGTTCTCGCTGCTCAACGGCACATCCACGATCAACGGCCCGTGGGCCAGCTCGATCACCACCACGTCCTTGTCGGCCCGATACGTCAGTACCAGCCATTCCCGGCGTCGCCGTCGGGCGTCACTGCCTCCCCGGGCGTTGCCGTTGCTGGTTCCGCGTCGCGCGGGGACCTTCTGCGTGGTCCCCTCGGTCGCTGCGCTTGACAGGCCCGTTAGGATCAACGACGGAGTCGTTGCGATTCCCGAGGGGACCTTCTCACCGGTCCCGCTTGACACGGCCGTTAGGATCAACGACGAAGTCGTTGCGATTTCCGAAGCGGTCATCTCAGCGCCCTCTCATTCTCTTGTTCGCCCGCTTGCCCGATCGACGGCGCCGGGTGACCAGCACCCGCTTGTTGCGGCCGACGTGGTATCCCAGGCACTGCTCGCACGAATAGACGTGCCAGGTCGATACCGGCAGGTTCCTGGCAGCTGCCAGCGAGGCCCGCTGACCACTCGCACCTGCCTGAGTCTCGTGCCGGTTCTTCCCGGTGCACTGCCTCATGTAGGTAGCGCTCATCGCGTCTCCTTCCCCTGGTTCCTGGAGGTCCACTTTACCGCCATGCCTGGGAGGTTGTCAACGGCAGAGGCCCGGAGGTCTTCACCCCCGGGCCCCTGGTCAGATCCTCTTCATCACCTGTTCGAGGTTGCTGTCGGCAATACCCATCAGCTGGTACGCCTGGGCCATCAGCCGCCCGGCCTCGGCGACACACTGCGAGGCCTGCACCGCCAGCTCGTGCTCCTCGCCGAACTGCCGATGGATCGCGTCCGACAGACGCTCGAACTCGTCCTTCTTCGCCTCGGCAAAATCGCGGTAACCCCGGACACCCGCCCAGACCCGCTGACACCGGTGCCAGTGCTTGTCACGTGGATTCTCGGGCGCGCTCGAACCGGGTCCGTCCGGCTGCTCCTGCCAAGGGAAGAACGACGTCATTTACCGCCTCGACCCGCCCAGCGCGCCCGGTAGCTGCGCAGGTGCTCGATGGTGGCGGCCACACCCTGCTCGGCAACCGCGATCGGGCCCTCGGCGGCACCGCCGATCAGCACCGTATTGACCAGTGCATCGCGGCCGGGGCCGTCCGCCGGTTCGCTGCCGACGGCAGAGGTCACCGCCGAAAGCGCGTCGGCCGCCTTCTCACGGGCCGCTGTCAGTGCCTGACCCACCTCCTTCAATTTTTCAATAGCCGCGTCCACTGCCGCGTAATGCGCTTCGTACGACATGACTACTCCCTCCCCTTGTCACAGCCGACGCAAGAACGCGTCGACCTTCTCGTTGATGTGGTCAACGCCCTGGATCAGGGCCTGAACCGTATTCACGTTGTCCGCGGTCCAGAGCCGGATCATCCGGGCCGGTTCGATCTCGGTGTCCGAGGGCTGCTTCCCGATGACCTTCAGAGCTGCCCGGTGGACCACCCGGGTCTGTTCCCTGACGGGGAGCAGGAGCCCGTTCAACGTCTCCAGCTCCCGTTTCAGCACCCGGGCCGCCGCGACGTGCTTGGCCCAGCTCACAGCATCTCCAGGTAGGTCAACACCTTCTCCTTGTTATCGGCGGCCGTCCGGATGCGAGGACCGGCGGTCAGCGACTCCTCGATCACCCACTGGCTGACCGACGGCAGCGCGGGCGGGTCGCCGAGTGCATGGGGCAGCAGGATCACGCAGTCATCGAGCGCCATCTCCAGCTGCTCCGCCGAGCCGTGCACCCGCTCCAGCGCGGACTGAAGCGCGGTCACGGCCAGCAGGTGCTCAGTCTTCGGATCCATCTACAAACTCTCCTTGTGCGCCTGTGCCCGGGCACGCGCCTGTTCCGCCTGGACGACCCGGCTCTCCGCCTCGTTGCCGTACTCGTCGGCCAGCCAGGTGATGCCGGGCAGGGTGCGGGGTCCCAGCTGCATGGCCGCGTCCCAGGCCACGACCACCTTCTTCGCCGCGATCCGGTAGGCGTCACGCAGTTCGGCCAGGGCGGTCTCCAGACGCTGGGCGTCCTCGATGTGCTGTGCGCGAGGGTCCATCACAACCTCCCCAGATGATCGCGAACGTTCTTCAGCGCGCCACGGATCATGAAGATCCGGTCACGCAGGTTCTTCTGCTCCGTCTCCAGCCAGGCCAGCAGACCGGCGTCATACCGGCCCAGCTCACCGAACTGTTCGATGGCCGCAAAGATCGCGTCGGCCGCCGAGACGTAACGCTGCTCGGCAGCGGCCAGAGCCTGCTCCAGCCGGGCCGCTGCCGCGATGTGCCTGTCCCGGGGCAGGTCGGTACCGCTGGCCACGGTGGGGATGGTGCCGTCGCGACCGCGTGTCGCTCCGGCGCCCATGCCATGACCACTACCCCTGAAAGCCCAGGGTTCCGGAGTCTCGTCCAGCTGGGGCGGCCTGCTGTATTCAGTCGGCGCCGGTATCTCACCAGCCCTGATCGGGTCACTGATCGGGCCCGGCAGGTCGTGGCCCTCGCCGTCGGCGGGTAAGTCGGCCGGTCCTTCGTCCGTCATGTCCTCTCCCCTTGTCCGCTCCCGGCCCCAGCCGGAAGCCCTGCACATTGCCGTCATGACAGGCAAGTGTCAAATGGATCTACGCCTGGATCACTCCTCGACCTTGTTCACCGGCGGGCTGTCGTAACGCCGGGCCCACGCCGGGCGCCAGAACCGGACATGCATCCGGCCCCAGCGGCAGATCTCGATCCGGCCGATCTCCAGGACCCAGTGCCGCCGGTCCGACCACTGGAACCTCATGACCGCACGATCAGTCGGCCCTCACGGACCTGACCGATCGGCTCACTTCCCCGGTAGCCCGGGACGTACCGCACGCGGATCAGGCTGAACCTTCTCCACCACGGCACGCCCCGGCCGGGCCCGGTGCCCGGGATCATCAGTTCTTGGCCCCGCCACCGGCATTGCCCCGGCCACCAGCGGTGCCGCCACTGTTCGGGCGCGTCCCGCCGGGCCTGCCGTGGCCCCCGTGACCGGAACCCCGGCCCGCGTTGCCGCTGCTGCCCTGACCGTCGTTGGTGCCCTTGCTCGCTGCCATCTCGTCCTTCCCCGCCGGAGTACCTCCCCGGCATGACTTCTACTTTACCGTCATGACGGGGAGGTGTCTATCAGACTTTCGGGGGGCGTCCCCGGCCGCGCGAGATGTTCGGCAGGCCGAGCACCGGCCGGGCCCGGCCCCGGATGATCCCGCTGATCGTGGACGTGGCCACCTTGAAATGAGCGGCCAGCTGGCTCACGGTCATGCCTTCGCGGTACAGCTGCCGGGCCCACAGCGCGTCATCCTGGCTCAGTACGTGCCACCAGCGATCGGTGCGGTTCACAGCTGCTCCGGCCAGTTCCAGCTGATGACCTCCCGGGGAGATTCCCGGGCGACCTCCTGCACCCAGTCGGGCGCCAACTCCAGCCGCTCGGCCCGGCTGTACCTCGGATCCTGGCGGTACACCCACTCGCCACGCTGGCTGGGGCTGATCGCACCGCTCTTGTTGACCTGGTAGCCCTTGACCGTGATCGTGTGGAACTCGCCATCGATGAGCACCACGACCGCCTTGTCCGGCTCGATCTTCCTGGTGCGCGTCTGCCAGCTCTCGGTGACGTCCAGGTGCGGCGCGCCGGTCACCTCGATGGCGATCTCACGCCTGCTCATGTCCCTGACGACCTTGGCTTTCATATGTCCTCCGTCCGGCTGAACCATCCGGTCGCAGCCTCCATCCCGGGCCTGGTCAGCCCGGCCGTCTCCTCGATGCGGACCAGCGTGAAACCTGCCCGGGCCAGTTCAGCTGCCGTGTCGGCAGCCAGCTCCAGCTCATCCGTGGTCACGGCCTGCATGGCGCTGGTCAGCGCTTCTACGGTCTCCCGGTGGTCCAGGGCGTGCCCGGTGTACGACAGCTCGGCTGCCATCTCCTGCTCCCCTTCCGGACCCGGTCGGTCCGGGCCGGTTGCCAACGTAGCAGTCATGCCGGTAAGGTGGCAACAGGAAAACATCACCGATCGGGGAGTGAGCATGGCAAAGATCGTCATCCAGCACGACATCGACCCGGCCATCGGAATCGTCCTGGAGTACATCGGACCGGACGACCCCCGGTCGCTGGCCCAGGGCTGGCGTGGTTGCTGTACCGAGTGCGGCTGGCCGATGCACCGCTGGTCCCAGGGCAGGGCAGTGGAAGATGCCCGAGCACACGTGGACTCGCACGTGGCACAGGTCCAGGGGGTCGACCCCAGCTCGGTGGTCGGCAACCCGGCGGTCGACCATGAGTTCCTGGTCGGTTGCAACACCGACTGACAGTCAATCGCAACGACAGCGGTCCGGCTCCATCAGGAACCGGACCACGTCTCGAACAGGAAGGGTTAGAAACGATGACCAATCGTCACGACGAGGATAGCTCGGATTACGAGCTGGAGCCCACCGTTCCGTCGGCCTGGGAAGCCTGGACCGCGCTGGCTGGCGCCGTGATCATGCTGCTGGTGGCGCTCTGGATCCTGATCGGGGAAACCGGCGACTGGGCGCGAGAGGTGGTGAGTGCCTCGATGGCGTTCTGGTTCACCATCAGCCTGGCCAGCCGGGCTGCGAGGATCGCGATCCAGCGTGCCAACGCCCAGCTGGAGAGCGCTCTGGACGATGATGACTACCTGCGGCGCCGAATGCACAAGCCCGGTCCGTACTGAGTTTCAGCCCGTACTCGATCCCCGCAGCGCAACAAGGCCCCGCACATCGCTGTGCGGGGCCTTGCGCTATCGGCATCATGCAGTTCGAACGAGCCGGATCAGCGTATCTGACCGTTGGCCGGAGAGATAGGAGCCTGGTCGGCCTTGGGCGTGACCTGCGGCCGGATGCCGAACAGTGCGAACCCGGCCAGGATGATGCCGCCCAGACCGGCGACACTGGCGTCCGACCAGTGCAGCCCGTACTCGGCGAACACGGCGGCCAGTGCGGACAGGACGCCGGTGAACAGCGCCGGGGCCCAGGGCCGGGTCATGATCGCGATAATCAGACCGGTCAGGAACGTCATGATGGCCGTCGACTGCCCGGCGTTGAGCCAGTCCAGCCCGAGCGTTACCACCCAGATCAGCACGGCGCCGATGAGACCCAGCCAGAGGGCGGGCTCGCGTCCGAAGATCTTCACTGCGGTTCCCCTTCCTGCTCCCCGGCTGAAGGGGAGGTGATCCGGTTGATCTCGCGCAGCAGATGTGCGACCACTTCCTGAGCCAGCTCAGGGGGCAGGGCAACGGCCAGGGCCGCCGCGATGGCCTCGGTCGGCAGACCGGCCAGCACCAGCGCGGCGATCGCGGCCCGGTCCTGCTCGTCGATGACGTCGAGTGCTTCGACCTTGCCCGCGATCGCCACCTGGCCCGCCAGGACCTCGCGCAACATCGGGATGACCTGATTGTCCAGCCGGTGAATGTTGGTGGCCTCGGCGCGCTTGTCGTCGCGGTACTCCATCATCCGCAGGTCGCCACCCATGCGGCGCTTGGTGGCGCCGTCGTCGTACGGGTTTGGCTCCTCGTGGTTCCAGACCAGCTCCTTGGTCCGCTTCGCGATCTTCTCGATCTCGGCGTCAGTCAGTACCACAAGATCCTCCAGATGCCATGAGGCGGTGGACGCCTCGCGTGCAGTGTCATAGCTCGCGCTGAAGTGTGCGTGCTTGTCGTGTGCGTTGGCGCCCGAGTAGGGCTTCTGCACCCAGTCGCTTGAAGCGGACCAGATCCGCCGGTTGTAGATGATGTACCGGAGACGCTTCTCAGCGCCGGACCGGCACCGCTTCAGGATGAACTGAACGACCTCTTCCATCGAGAGGCCGGGCAGACGCAGATCGATGTCCACGTCGATCGCGTGGACCTCGTTCCTGGAGTCCGCGTCACGGATCGGAACCGTACCGATCTCATCGGGGTTGTGGTCGGAAATCGTGTTCTGGTGCGCCGGGTCCCCGATCGAGCCGTCGCTGGCCTTGTCCCGGCCGGGCGCGATCTCGTTGAACTCGTTGCGAAGTTCGACCAGGCAGGGCACCAGTATCCAGTCGGCCACCAGCCTTCTCCCTCCCCTTGTATCCGTCACTTTACAGTAACAGCTACAAGGATGGATCGGTCAACCTCGCGTGCGAGCAGCTTTTATCGTAGTAGCATGTGTGCCATGCCACCGAAGAGAACGCCCTGGGAGCCTCGGCTGTGGGCCAAGATCCGCAAGGCGCCTGGCAATCAATGCTGGCTGTGGACTGGTCACATCGCAAAAAACGGGTACGCCCGTTTCCGTAAGCACCATGGCGACCCGTCCGAGGCAGCCCACAGGATTGTCTATGAACTGGAGGTAGGCCCGATACCTGATGGGCTGGATCTGGATCACGTGAAGACCCGAGGCTGCACGAACCGGCATTGTGTTCGGCCTAGCCACCTAGAACCCACCACGCGGGCCGAGAACCTGGCCCGTGCTGATGTGGGCGGCTGGCAGCGCAACAAAAACGAATGCAGTCAAGGCCACACCTTCACACCGGAAAACACCTATCGGCGCCCAGACCGACCGAACCGTCGAGAGTGCTTCATCTGCCGACGTGAGGCTAGCCGCCGTCATCGAGCTAATGTCCGCGCCGAGCCCTAGCAGCTTTCCTAGCCATCCGGGAGCGTCCGGCCGCCGTCCGGCCCGCGTTGGCGATCCTGGCCGAGCTGCTCTTGCTCATCCCCTTGCGCCGCAACGCCTTGTAGGCCCGGTGCCGGTTGCGCGAGACGTAGCCCTTCCTGCCGCCAGCTGATGAGACCATCTCGATCACCTCCTGCTCCATGGTGTACCCAGGTCAGGGGAGCAGGAAGCCCCTCAACGGCGAGGTTGAGGGGCTTCCTGTTCTTCTTGACAGTTACGTGTCAGGCCGGGTTGTGCTTCGCGATGACGTAGCCCTGCTTCTCCAGCTCGTCCTGTAGCCTGCTCCCCCGGGCGAACGGACTTTTCACCGCGCTGATATCGATCATCGCCTGGATCAGCGCGCTGCGGCCTTCAGACCCGGCGTCCACCAGCTGCTCGGCGCCGATCATTTTCATGAACCAGTCGGCCGCCGTGCCGACACCGGTCCCACCGGCGCCGCGCTCCCCGGTGTACTTCGCCGCGATCATCGAGGCCAGCGCGTGCTCGGGGGTGACGAACAGCTCTAGCCCCGGCCGCTCGCTGGCGGCTAGATGGAACTGGTACAGAGGCTTGTCCGCCCAGGTCTCCAGGCCGTGGTCCTCGATCTCGATCAGGGTGCCCAGTCCGGGCAGCACCCACTCCTGTGTCTTCCGGCTCACCTTCACCGGACCGCCACCCCCATCAGCGCGCCGAACCCAAAAGCCAGGGCCAGCATCAGGACTGCGAAAGCCCACGCTTTCCATCCAGTCAGAATCATCGAACCTCGATCTCCTTGGGAACTTCGGGCCTGGGGAACTCGGGCACGCCGAACTGGCTGGCCACATCGTTGACCATCGATCGGAAATCAGACGGGTGCCATTGGGTCCAGCACTCCTCGCCACGGTTCTCACCGCGATGACCAAGCGCGTCGTGGTTCTCCCGGGCGCCCTCGATCCAGCCGTCCAGAGCAGCCAGCAGCGCGCACAGAACTTCGCCCGCCACGGTGGTCTCGTCCGGCGTCGGCACGGCGTACCGGTTCACGAACTGGGCCGGGTCCTCGTCAGCCTCAGCCTTGCGGTCGATGGTCTCCGTCAGCCCGATCGGGCGCCCGTACTTGCCGATGTACCGCTCCGGCTCGAAGGTTCGTTCCCTGGTGCTCGCTGCATGCGGGTCATCTCCCCAGGTCCAGCGGCCGTCCGCCAGCTCCCAGACGAAATCGCCGCTGCCATCGACTCCGAGGAAACGTGGGTAGATGGTCGTCATTTTTCTTCCCCTTCCTTCGCTGCTCTGGTCACCAGCAGGTCCGCCAGCTCAGCCTCCCGACCGACCCAGACAGAACCGTGCCGCAGGTCGATGCCGTTCTCGGTCAGCACACCGAGCGCCCAGCGCTCGGTCTCTTCCCAGGCGTACTGCTCCATGGTCAGGAAGCGGGCGTCACTGCCGGAGTACTGCGTGCCCTCGTCCTGGGTGTCCCGGCGCATCCGCCAGCGGTAGATCACCCACTTGGGAAGGTCTTCCTTCCCAGCCTGGGCGATCTCCACCCAGACCCGGGCTGCCTTGACCACCACGGCCGGGATGTACCAGTCCTCCGGCTTGCGTCTGAGCTGGTCGTTGGGACTACGGACCACCATCACCTTCTGGCCTGGCGTCAGCTCCCCAAGCTCAGGTTTTCCTCTCGGCTGTGTCATAAAGACTACCTTACCGCAATGACTGCAAAGTTGTCCAGCCCTCTTCCTTGTCGGGCTTATAGGTGCGCCCGCACCCGGTAGCCCCCGGTGACCTCAGTCACAATCTTGCACGAACGCCGGACAGATTAAGGAGGTGCGACGTCTTAGCGCCGGACACTGCCCAGGGGAGTGAGTCAGTCCAGCCAGGCCCACCGTTGACGGCGAATGATCCGGGATACGGCCGGTTGACTCATCTGGAACCGGGCCATGATCTCGGTCTGCGGGCATCCCGCCGCCGCCATCCGACGAATCTCCCGGACATCGTCGTCCTTCAATTTAGATGAAGGAACCGCCGACCCTCGCATCATCGTGCCGTGAGCAACCTTGTCTGCGTGGTTCTCAATGGGGGTCTTCCAGGACAGATTCTCAGCCCGGTTATCCAGCGAGTTTCCGTTCAAATGCGCAACCTGGTGACCAGGCGGCCGGGGGCCGTGAAATGTCTCGCACACCAGCGTGGCCACCTTGGCGCTCGGCCGCAGCTTCCCAAGGTTGGTCACCTCGCGCTCGTAGCGGTACCGAGATGAGACCTTGACAACACGACGAGAAAGTTCCCGTCGCGGCCCTTTCCGATCGCTCCATATACGGCCATCTGAAGAGGCGAGATATCCCGGGTAGCCAGGGATTTCTTGGAAGTCCATAGATGGCATATTACCGCCTTGAACTTACCGGACTCCCGAGGGGGCTTAGTCCGCTTGAAGGCATCGAGCCCAGCGGCGCGGCGAAGTTGCCGAGACCCTGGTGCCGGTCGGCCCACATCGCCATCGCGATCGCATCGCCCCGGTCGGTGGACCGGCCGAGCCGCTCGACCACCTTCTCCTTGGTCTCCACCACGTACTTCGGCGGGGTGCCGGTGACGACGGACCACGTCGGGGTGGTCAGGTCGGAGATCATCAGCTCGTCCGGCGGCAGCGCGAGTTGCGGGCTGTACTCCGGGTCGAGCAGCTCACGCAGGTTCCAGTAGGCAGCGCTGCGGACGTTGACGAACCCGTACTTGCCCGACCGGTCCCGGTGGGTTGTCCGGCCCGAGCCGGTGTACGCCAGCGGCTTCAAGTGCAGTTCCCGGGTCCGGTCGTAGACCCCCGCACCCACCCCGATCACGTCGATGATCGGCCGCTCGTCCAGGCCCTGGAGCATGGCCACGGTGCTCATCGTGTCCCGTCGGCGATGACCCTCAAGTGTCAAGGCCCAGCCGTCGCGGTGAGCCAGCACCGACTCGTCACCTCCCCGGCCGACGTCCACACCGACCCAGAGCGGCCCACCGGGGGAGGGACGGCCAGCGCGATCCCAGTCGTACCAGCGCTCGATCGCGGCCTCCAGCCACGCCAGCGGGATGACGCTGTCCTCGTCGCTGGCGTGGAACTCGCCCAGCACGCGATTGTGGTAGACCGCCGAGTCCGCTCCCCACTGAAGCCGTCGCTGGTCGGCCCACAGACGTGAGATCCGGCCCGCCTGGATGGCCTCCTCCAGCGTGACGTGCTTGGTCCACCAGTCCTCGAAACCGGGCGCCCGCTTGTGGATCTCGTAGAACCGGCCGGACGGCGGTCCCGGCGTGCTCATCGCGAACGCGTAGGCGTTATCGGCCGTGTCGGGACCAGCGTTGGAGAAAGCGCCCTCGATCGAGTCCCAGGTCGCCGGAGGCACGATCTTCGCTTCATCGAGCAGGTAGAGCAGCTCCTCGGCGTGCGCGCCCTCGATCCGCTCGGGCTGGTTGCTGGCCACCGCCGTAGCGGCGCCGTGGTGCAGCTTCAGCCGCAGGTCGAGCAGCTCCGTTCGCTGGTTGTACGGTGTCCGGCCGAGCGTCTCGAAGTCGATCCTGTTCGCCCACTTGTGGATCTCGGGCCAGAGGTAGACCTCCAGGTGCCGCCACGCGCTGGCGGTCGTGATGATCTTCCAGTCCTTGCCTGCCAGCTCCCGGGTCGTGGCGAACCAGTTGACCAGCAACGCGCCCTTGAAGCTCTTCCCCAGACCGTGCGGGCCCCGCACCGCCACCCGGTGCTCCCGCGGCAGGGCATCGAGCACCTCGGCCTGGTAGGCGGCCAGCTCGACACCGGGGAGGCAGTCATGGGCCCAGTTGACCGGCGAGTTCCACCAGCGCTGGATCCGGGTCCTGCTCAGTACCTTGTCCGCCAGGTTCACAGCAGCTCTCCCCACCCCATCGAGTCATAGAACTCCCTGACCGCTTCCCGGGCGTTGGCCTTGGCCTGACGCTCAACCTCGCGGGATTGACGCCGCACGGTCGCATCGTGCTTCCGGATCCTGGCTGCTTCCGGATCGATCAGCACCATCCCCGGCCGTGGGTTCCAGTGCTCGCATCCAGCCGCCGTGACCAGTTGTCGGCAGGCCCCGCACGGCCGGTACTTCACGCTGCCTTCTTGCCTGTTCCGGCTCCGAGAGCTTCCAGGTCGATGGTGCCCAGGTGTGTCTGAACCAGGGCGGGCACCTTGGCCGACTGCTCGGGTGTCAGCTCCAAGGCGTCGAACAGCGCACTGATCCGGGTGGCCACCAGGTCACTCCACCGCTCGGCCAGACCGGTCAGCCGCTCGGAGATACCCATGTCGTGGGCCACCTTGGCGTACTTGACGATGCGGTCCCGCTCGGTGGCCTCCAGCTGAACCAGCGCGCGGATCTCCTCGGACTGGGCGTAGATGTGCCCGTCCTTGCCCGCCGCGCCGTACCGGAACCCGATCAGGCCGCTCAGGCTGACCGAACCCTGTTCGCCGTCGGCACCCTCGCCCGGCTCGATCTCCGGCAGACCACTGCCGCCATGCTGCTGGTCGATCTCGTACACCTGCTTGCGCAAGGCCTCGGAGTAGGAGGCCAGCCGCAGGTACGACATCTCCAGCACGGCCATCACAGCGACCGGGGCCGAGATCGTGGGGGAGCCACCCATCGAGCGCCATGCGGTGATCGCCTGGATCCGGGCCTCACCCTGGGCCTTCAGCAGACCCTTGCGGACGCCGGAATGCATCGTGCATGAGTCGGTGCCCCGGGTCGCCAAGCAGTGACACTGGCCCCGGCCCCGGCTCTTGTTCTTGACGCACTCCAGGCGCTTGTGCTGCTCGCACCAGCGGGCACCACCGGGGTTGTTCTCCCGCGTCAGAGCGGGTGGGTGTCTCGGCATGGTGCCACTCTATCCCGGATCGAGGGGACATCTCCATCCTCCCCGGCATGCCGGTGAAGAGATGGACCGGGCCCCGGCTTCCGGACGGGGAGGGTCAGGAGAAACCGGGGCCCGGGGATCTTCGACCAGGGTCAGACCTCGAACCCGGCCTTGCGACGGCGCACCAGGATGAGCAGGACCACACCGATGCCGATCAGCAGCGCGGCACCGGTACCCAGCGCGACGATCGAGGGTCCGGTCAGCGGCAGGCCGCCGGTGCCCGGGTTGCCCGCCGGAGTGGTCTCCAGCTCACAGACGATCCCGTCGTTGTCCGCGTCCAGCTCGGACAGCCCGACCGGATCTTTGTCGAACGCCTCTTGGGCCTCCGCCTGGTCGTCGAACATCGCGCACGTCCACAGGCCGGTCGCGCTGCTGCTCGGGGTGGCGCTGGTCGGCTGGGTCGTCGGCACCGCCGTGGTCGGCTGGGTCGTCGGGCCCTCGGTGGCCGGAGTCGTGGTCGGCGCCGTGGTGGGCGTAGTCGTGGCCGGAGTCGTGGTCGGCGCCGTGGTGGGGCACGGCGTGAAGCTCACCGGTGCGCCGCCGACGGTCAGCCCGGTGAAGGTGACCGCACCGGTCGTGTTGTTGCTGGCGTCGAAGACCAGGCCCAGCGTGCCGATCTTCTTACCCGCCGGGACCGTGAACAGCAGGTTGCCGCTCTCGCTGGTTGCGATCGCGACATGGTCCGGCGCGTTGTTGAGGGTGTCCGCGTCCTTCTCGTAGTAGGCGAACATCCGGACCGCCCCGGCCGCCGTGCTGGCGCCGTCGCTGGTCGCGTACTCCACGTAGACGTGTGCCTCACTGGCGAGCGGGCCGACACCCAGATCGAAGGACGCGAACTCGACGCCGGGCGCCGTACCCTCCGGCTTGGTCAGCTTGGCACTGGTGGCCGTGATGACAGTGCCCTCGGGCTTGCCGCCGAAAGTGACGTCCGGGTAGGCGCCGGTCGCTCCCCGGGCCGCCCAGCTGGCACAAATCGTCGGGGGCGTCTCGGTCTCGGTAGCCTCGCTGGGCATCGACAGCGCCAGGCTGACGGTCAGCCCGGCAACCAGGCCGATGGCCAGGCGGGTGAGAACCTGCTTCATGAGGTTGGTAAACCTTCCTGTTAATTCTTGACAGTTGAGTGTCAGAGTCCGAATGGGCTCAGGCCGGTAAGAGCACCTGCCACGAAACCAGCAGCTGCAACTACCACCCCTGCACACCCGGCTATAACCGCAGGCCAGTAAGTGTCTGAGAACTTCATCAAGAAGCCCCGATCTCGATCTCGGAGCCCAGGATGTCGGTCTGGACCTCGATTTCCTTCAACTTGGCGCCCCGGGGGAGGTCGAAGAAGACGAACGCCCGGACGGTGTTTCCCGGGTTGATCTCGCTGAGGAATCCGGCGCCGTTCTTGTTGCCGTAGATCCCGGCCGTACCGTCCGGGCTGAACTTACGGCCCTTGGTGTCCTCGGCCTGCACCTGGCTGTCCGCGTGGAAGAACAGCGGATCCTTGCCGTTGTTGGTCAGGCTCAGATCGACCCGGCAGAACTGGCCCTGGGCCCGGCGGCCGAAGTCCTTCAGGCCGACACTGGTTATCCCGCACTTGACGGCATGCACCGTGACCTGGGTGTCACCGTCGGAGACCACGTCACCGACCTTGGGATCGGGGACCAGTGAGGCCTTGTTTCCCCCGGTAGCAGGCATGCTGGTGAAGGTTTCCGCCGGTCCGGTCTTCTCGGGCTGAGGGACACTGGCCAGCAGCGCGGTCCCGCCGACGCACAGTGCGATCACGGTGGCAACGCCCAGCAGGGCCCAGGCCCAGACCGGCGTGCGGTTGTCCCTACGGTGACCGGTCGCCATCGGCAGGTAGTGGATGGGCGGTGCCGGGATCTCGCCGGTCCGCCCCCAGCCATCCGTGACTGTGACTTCAGCCCAGGCCTGGTTGGCCCGGGTGTCTTGGAAATAAGGGCTCATCAATGTCACCTTCTGATTCGGGTTGATCTCTCCGTGTTGCGCGCGGAACTTTACAGCACTGCCGGGGAGGTAGTCAAACCTCCCCGGCAGTACGCCTGCTGGATGCCGGTCCTGTGGGTGTCGATCGCAACGTGATCCAGCAGGAAATCTAGGCCCCAGGCTGGGCAGCTGCCTGGTGGGTATCGCCGCAAGAATGGCCCCAGCCCGGGGAGTCTTCAATCGTCGGCAGCGTGCCAGTCGCGGGCCGCTACCCAGAGATCGCGCAGCACGGTCTTACTCACGATCCGAAGCGCGTCCGCGTGCTGGTGGCCCGGCCGCCAAGGGGTCAGCTCCAGCTCGGCGTGGCCCTTCCCGTTGCACTGCGGGCACGGCCGGTCGTGCACCCGGTCCGCGGTAGCCGCCCGGCGCTTGTCGTACACCTCCCGGTACGGGGAGCGCGTTTGCTTGGTGCAGCTCTCCGCGATCAGGTAGGCCCGGGTCTTGGCGTCGGTGGACCAGTTCGCCCGCTGGCCCTTCTGACGCCGCGCCGCACCCCGGACGCCGTTCGGGTGGTCACCGGTTCTTCCATGGTCCAGGGTGCGGGCGGCAGTTTGGTTCCCACCGGTGATGGCACTTTGGGCCTCGATTCCTCGTTGACCGGTGGGAAGTGTGTGCAGACCGCTGTAGGCCCACAGTTCAGAGACCGTGCGCGGCCTGTCGTGCAGAGAGTTCCAGTACGGGTCACCGATGGCGGCCAGCAGGCGTGCCAGCTGCTTCTCCCCCACCCCGAGCGCCTGCTTCTGCCAGGCACCCAGCGGGTGCAGGCGCATCGCGCGCTGAAGCTGAAGGATCACCTGGTGCTCGACCTTGGCCAGCCCCTCGTTGGTCGCGCGGATTGCCGCGATGTCCGGGTCATCCGGGCTGAAGCCGAACCCCCGAACCTCCCCATCCGAGTCCTCGGTGGACCGGGTGGCCTGCCGGAACCGGTTGTCCGTGGCCTTGCGCAGCTCCTCGATTCCATCCAGCTGGGAAGCCAGCAGGTACAGCTTCTCGGTCGCCTGCTCCATCTGGTCATTCATCGCCGAACACCTCGGCCAGCTGCTCCTCACTGAGATCGTTAACGGTCTCGGCGCCGTGCTCGGCCATCACCTTGACCAGATTGCGGTAACGATCGGCAGCAGCCTGGTTCTCAGCGGCCAGCTTCTCCGACTCGGCCGCCGCGTGCTCCAGGTCAGCCACCGTGCACTCCATGATGTCCCGGTAGACGCCCTCACCGATCCAGACGGACTGGCGGAACCGATTGCGCCGCAGCAGGCGTGCGGCCCGGCTGTTGCGCAGGTTGGGCCCGGCGACGGGGAGGGACGAATCGGGTATGGACGTCGCAGCCACGCTGGTCTCCTCCCCGTCGCCAGAGTTGGTGCCCGGCTCGATGCCATCCACTTGGGGGTCGGAATTCGAATGATCGAGCCGGAGGTCTGTAGTGTCCGGGCGCTCAGCCGAGGCGAGCACCACGCGGACGATGGGAGCGAGCGCCTGACGGTACGCTTCGGCGTAGTCGGCCCGGTCGGTGGCCTTGAACACGGCCGCCGCCAGCTCGTCGATGTTCTCGCCCGGTGTGGTGGCGAGCACCCGCCGGACGTGCTCTCGCAGGTGGAACGTCATGTTCGGTCTCCGTTTCTGAGCGCCCCGCCGGATGCATGTCCCATGGGTATCGGGATGGGGCGTGATCCAGCGGGGCGTGCTTGGCGCCTGACCAGGCAAAACGTCATTGGTTATCGACGGCTCTATGGCCTGGTCAGGCAAATCTTGGGGTTCCGCCAGGCGGAGGACCCCTGGATGTCGAGTCAGGTGTGGCCCGGCGGAACAAACAAAACCTTACAGCCATGCCGGGGAGGTGTCAATCCTTGGTGTAACAGCGACCCCACGACGCTCCAGCGCGCGACCGGTCGGCCAGGATCGGCACCCCGCGCCACTCGAACGAGAGCGCCTCGATGACGGCCCGGCTGACCTCTTCGACCTGCTTGACCGGGATGCTCAGCACAATTTCGTCATGCACCTGGGCGCGCAGCATCGGCAGGCACTCGGCCGGGAGCCGGAGCATGCCCTCCATCATCAGATCGCGAGCTGCACCCTGACCCATCAGCGCCGGGCCCTGGGTGTGTGCCCGCTGGGGGTCCGGCCGCATCAGCCGCCCGAACCCGTTATCGAGCAGCTGTCCGGAAGCAGCCAGCGCGCGGACCTCGGTCTGCCAGTCGACCACCCGGGGGAAGCGCTCACGCATCGACTGGTCGAACTTCCAGCCCACCGCCGGGTCCAGGTTGTTGGCCTGGCAGATCGCCTTGACTCCCCGGCCGTAGTTCCAGCCGTGACCGATCGGCTTGGCCGTCTCGCGCTTACTCCGGTCGCCTAGCAGCAGCTCCGCCAGCTCGGCGTGGGGGTCCTCGGTGAGCAGCATCTGAATGTACGCCTGGTCCTGGCTGAGACCAGCGATGGCGCGCATGTCGACCTGCGAGAGGTCGAATGCCACCAGCACCTCGCCCGGGTCGGCCAGCAGCACATCACGCTCCACGTGGCGGCCACCGCGCTTGCCGAACACTGTCAACCCGGGCTCGGTCAGCGACCACCGGCCGGTGGCCTGCCGGAAGCTGACCTTCGGGTGGATGCGGCCGTCCGGACCCATGCTGTTGCGGGTCGTCTCGTAGATCGAGCGGGCCGACACGATCCGGTAGACCGCCTTGGCCACCTCGACCACCGCCGGGAGGTGGTGGTAATCCCGGCCGTAGTGGAGCATCGCGTCCGCGCTCAGCTGGAGATCCTTGCTGGTTTCGGTCCGCCAGAGCGCCTTGGCCGGGATCCCGGCGGCCACCAGCGCGGCGCCGATCGCCTCCTTGCCGCCCTTGGTCGCCAGCGGCGACTTGTACGGCTTGCCCTTCGGGTCGTGAGTGGGTACCCCGTACTTGGCTGCCAGCATCTCCATCGCGCTGGCCTTGCGCCGCTCGATCTCGGTCACCCGCTGGCTCAACAGCTCCTGGTCCACCAGGAAGCCATTCACCGAGATCTGGCTGGCAATGGCGGCCACCCGGTGCTCGCGCCGGAGATACTCCGGCACGGTGCCGCCGAACTCCTCCATCAACCGCGAGTACAACGAGCGGCTCAGTTCAACGTCCTGGACCATGTAGCCCTGGAACGCCTGAGCATCAGCGGCCCGATCCGGGTCTGGGTCGCTGACATCGATCGGGATTTCTCCCCAACCGCCATATTTCTTGGCCAACGGTTTGCTGACGTCGGTCTGCTTGGCGCCCAGCCCGTACTTCTCCCCGAGCGCCCCGAGGTCGTACTTGCGGGTGGCGTCCACGCCCTTGTCCCGGGCCATCGGCGGGTCCAGGTACCGGGCGGCCAGCAGCGCATCGAACACCCGGCCGTCGGCCGCCAGCTGGTGGACCTCCTCCATCGTCATGACACCCTCGCGAACCAGGACGGGGAGATCGAACGCCATCACGTTATGACCAGTGATCGTGCTGCCCTGACGGATGTCGTCAGCCACCTGAGTGACCACGGCCAGGTCGTATGCCTTGACCGGGCCGTCGCCCATGGCAGTCGCACCGATACGGGTGTACCCCGGACCCGGGTGCTTGTACTGGTCCCCGGCGTCACCAGTCTCCAAGTCAAAGGTGACCGTGTCCCCAACCTTGTCCACAGGCTGTGGACGGAGGTTCGCCACGCAGGTCCCGGAAGCACACCCAGGCGGGCAGGGATCGAGTGCCGAGCCATAGTCCGGGCACGAGCCATCGGCGCCCGCGTGCTGGGGCTCGCCGTTGGTGTCCAGTCCCTGAGCAGCCAGCGCTCGGCCCATCTCGGCCAGCAGCCCCGGGGCCTCACCGTGCAGAATCGCAGCCGGACCAGAGATTGACACTGAAGTGTCAACCGCCCCCCGGACCTCGTCGTGGCCTTCCCCGTCGGTGTCCTCCGGCGCCGCACCGCGCGCCTCGGCGTGCTCGTTCTCCGGCGCCGGGTCGAGCAACGGAATGTCCAGGTCGCTGTCCGGGACATTGTCCGGCGGAGTGTCCGGTCCGGTGTCCGGACCGGACGGCCCCTCACCAGGGGGGAACGGCGGCAGCGACTCGCTCTCGTGCACCTTCCAGAGGCTCACGTGTCCGTGGGCATGTCCGGCCCGCTCCACCCACAGTGCGCCGTACCGGCGGCCCGCGATCCGGCTGTATGCCTCCCCGAGGGCCTTGCCGTACGTCCGCTCGGTCGGATCGTCCAGCCGGGGAGGGGCCGAGTAGAGATCCACCCCGATCGTGTTCGCCTTGTTCTTGACGTCCGAGGTCCGGAAGCCCTCGTCGCCGAACTGCTCCCGGAGCCACGCCAGGTGGCCTAGCCAGTACTGGGTATCGAAGTCGCTCTCGGAGCGCCAGACCTTCAGATTGCCCAGGAAGCTGGTCATCCCGGCATGCTCGACGATCCCGCCGACGATGCGCTCCCATGCCTCGAACGAGCCGAACGAAACACCCCGCTTGGGGTAAGGGGACCCGGCGGAGAACCAGGCCCGGACCAGCGTGAGGACCGCGGTCAGTAGCTCGCGCCGGTGCTTGCGGGTCCAGCTGCCCAGATCCAGCCCGGACGTGCCCGGGTGCCGGAAGCTGGACGACGGCCGGTCCTGCGGGTTGGCGTACTCCGGCCGCAGCGCGATCCGGTAGACCCGGCGGGTGATGTCCCCCTTGACCTGGACGTTGTTGCCCAGCGAGATCCAGGTGACCCGGTTCGGGAAGTTGGCCATCGTGCTGACGCCCAGGATCCGGTCCTGCCAGGTCTCGGCGGTCAGTGCCTGGGCCAGCGGCGCACCCTCGACCGTGTGCGCCTCATCGAAGAGGAAGAACTCGGCGCCGGTCCGGAACGCGGCCGTAATCTGCTTGCGCAGCTCCTCGGGCTCACTGACCCAGTTCATCGGCTGAGCAGCATGCCCGGTGTAGACGGTCAGGATCGAGTCGGCCAGCAGGTTCTTGCCCACTCCCATCTGAAGGCCGTCGACCACGGCCAGCGGCACGCGGGGCACCATGCCCCGGATGGCCGGAGTGACGATCAGACCAAGCAAGTTGGCCCGGTCGGCTTCCGCGTCCAGCGGGAAGTCACCGAGCCATTCGGTCATGATCAACTCTCGAGCCGCTGCCACCTGCTCCGGCGTCGGGTCCTCGGGCACCTCCAGGCCCGCGAACACCTCGTCGGGGAGCAGGAGAGTCCTGGTGTCCTCGTCGTAGCCGGGTTCGGACGCCACGGTGCCATCCGGCCGGATGAACGGCGCGTGCGTGATCCGGTCCAGCGCAGCGAACTGGTTGGCCCGGCTCATGGTCGCGGCCATCGTGCCGGAGTCCGGCCACGCGAAAGAGTAGGTGGTGCCGTTGGCGCCCTCGTTCTCGTTCACGGTCATCGCGGTGGCCTGGACCAGGTCGTGGAACGAGCCGCGATCGACCGGGGTCATCCGGTCGCCTTCCCGGCGCGAGATCACACCGCCATGACAGAACAGCGCGCTGGCGTTCCACTTGTCCAACAGGGCCTGGGTCAGGTCGTTGATCACGGCCAGCCGGTCCCGGTTGACGATGATCGTCACTCGTCCTTCCTCCCCGGCCGGTGCCTTACCGGCCTTCTTCGCGGGTTTGGGCTTGACGTCGGCGGGCTTGGGCTTGGCGTTCTTGATCAGCCGGGCCAGCATCGACGCGCGCCGCTCCGGCTGGCGCCCGGCCAGAATGTCGTCCAGCCCGCTCTTCTCGGCGCCCATCAGCCGGGTGAACAGCACCTTGGTCGCGCCCTCCATGCCGAGTGCGGCGGCCAGGTTGGTACCCGCGTCGTAGACCTGCGGGTTGGTGGCCGCGTCGGCATCGAGGATGACGATCACCTCGCGACCGTCGGCCACTATCAGGTCGGGGATGGGATGGCCGTTGTGCTGCCAGAGCCGGGCGCCCGCGAACCCGTAGACACCTACCCCGGGTGGCGCGTAGCTGGCACCGGCCAAGCACTGTTTGGTCCCCTCGATGAGCAGGATCTGCTGAGCGTCGGCGACCGGCCGAACCGCCCAGAGCTTGGGCACCGCCTGCCGGGCGAACACGTACTTACGCGGCTTGCCGGTCTTCTGGTCCACGGTCGGGTTGTCCGGCCGGGCCTGCCACATCACCTCCCCGTCCTCGTTGGTCCAGGGGAAGGCGATCGCAGGCAGGTTGGCAAAGTTGGTCCAGGCCGGATCACCCAGCGCAGCCACGTCCTCCGCGGTCAGCAGGGACCGGACGCCCAGGCTCTCAGCCAGCTTGACGTCCACCGCTTGCGAGGCGAGGTAGACCGCATGATCCTCGGTAAGCTTGCCCTCAGCCGAACGGCTGGTATCGTCACCCACGTTTGGTCACCTTTCTGGTTGATCTGTTGGGGCCGCACCTCTCCTGGGTGCGGCCCCTCTCCGTTGCTGCTGTTCTGACCGTGTGGGTTATTTGTCCAGGTACTCCCGAACCTGACGAAGGACCTCCGCCAGCGCCATTGACTCCGGCGGATTCACGATGGCCCGGATCTCGTTCCGAATGCGTGCACCTTCCAATACACGTGCTTCTGCACATGCAGCTGCTTTCGCGTCCTCTACCTGAGCGGTAGTGAACCGGCGCTGCAACTCTTCAAGGGCGCGCCGCAGCTCAGCCTTGAACTGATCAGCCCGAACCCGCTCGGTGTGCCGGTCGTGGTCCCAGCCCTCGGCCTTGTGCTTCCAGGAGTCCCGGTCAGCCTTCAGCGAGGTTGCCTCGTCCTGGAGGTTCTTGATCACCTCGCGGTACCCAGCAACCTCGCGCTCCAATTCGGTCAACCGCTCTCGGCCGATGAACGCGACATGGCTGTTCGGCTTGCACGAGTCCGTGCAGACGTGCCCGTAAGAGGCGCGCCTCAGCTGCCTTTCCAGCTCCTCGATCCGGGCACGGAGCGGAGCCGCGACCAACTCAGCCTCGCTGCTCTGCGCTCGGGCCACATCCTCCGAGCTGAAAAATCTATCGTCCAACAGCTCTATGGTCACGCGGACTCTGTCCGCATTGACCTCCGCCAATGTTCTAACCATTCTGGACCTCCCCGTCCTATTTCCCCTGGTTGACCTGGTTGGGGGACCTATCTCCCCCCAACCGGGAGGTGAACCTTACCGCCCTGCCGGGGAGGTAGTCAATCGACGTACCGCCCGACGTCCGCTGATCCGCGTGATCAAGTCGGCCGCGTCCCCGCGCGTCTCCACCCGGTGCAGCTTGCTCTCCGGGAAGCCCTCGCGGATCAGACGACCTTTCTGCGCGTCCGTGACAGCACCACGCAACCAGCGCGCATCCCGCTCGACGAGCTTCAGGAACGCTTTCGCCCGGTCGTTGCCGATGTTCATCGCCCAGTCAGTCGGCAGCTCCTCGTGCAGCACCTCGACCTTGCCGCCCTTGTAAGCGGCCAGCCGCCACGTGTCGATCCCGGCGGGCACCATGACCACGACCTCCTGACCGGCGCCCAGGCACCAGCCGTTCTCCACCGGTAGCCACCGCAACTTGGACGAGCCGAAGACATCAACCTTCTTGGCCTTGCCCGCGTGGCAGTTCTCGTGCCGCGTGGCACCGTCATAGAGCGCCTCCCGGGGGAGGTAACGGTGGCACAGCGCGCACCGGTGCTCGGCGAACTCACAAGGCACCTGGCACATCGGGCACGGCTTGCGCTCCGGCTCCCCGTCGCGCTTCTTGCGGGGGTCGTCCAGCTCCAGCCCGAGGTCCACCAGGCCCACCAGCTCGTGCCGGGTGGAAGCGCCGACCACATCGATGACGAGCAGGTTCTCTTTGCCGACGCACAGCCGGGTGCCCCGGCCGACCATCTGGACGTACAGGCCGTGGAACTTGGTCGGGCGGCCGACCAGCACGCAGGAGATCGAAGGCTCGTCGAACCCCTCGGTCAGGACCCCGCAGTTGGTTACCACCTGGGTCTCGCCGGTCTTCAGCCGCCGGAGGATGGCCCGGCGCTCGTCGGCCGCGGTGGTGCCGTCCAGGTGCTCGGCCGGGATGCCGCGTGCCCGCAGTGCATCAGCCAGCATGGCTGAGGTCTTCACGGTCGGCAGGAAGGCAACGCCCTTTCGATCTGCGGCCTCTGCCTTGTACGCGTCGGCCATCTGCGCGATGGCGCCGGACTCCTCCAGAGCGTGGCCGAGATCGCCGTCGGAGTAGTCGCCCCCCGATTTGCGGACCCGGTCCAGGTCCATGTTGGTCTCGACGACCACGGCCGGGAGGATCGGGCAGAGCCAGCCGCCGTAGATCGCCTCCCGGATTGACATGTAAGAGACAACCTTCTCCCACACACCGAGCGACTTGCCATCGCGCTCCGGCGTGGCCGTGAACCCGATGGTCAGCGGCCCGTACGGGGAGAAGGAACCGAGACCGGTCAGCAGCTTGGTCCAGGTCGGCGCCGGGGCGTGGTGCGCCTCATCGACGATGACCGTGGCGAACTCGCCCAGCTGGGCCAGCCGGGTGTCACGGTGCGCGGTCTGCACGCTGGCGATCACCACATCCCGGTCCACCTCATTGCGCTCCGCCTTGACGATGCCGGGGTTGAGGTGCGGTGCCGTCCGCCGGATCTTGTCGGCCGCCTGCTCGGCCAGCTCCTCGCGGTGCACGATCACCAGGGAGCGGCCGAGCGACGCGCGTCGATCAACCACGTGCGAGAACGTCACGGTCTTCCCGGTGCCGGTCGGGTGCACGACCAGAGGCCGCTTGACCCCCTCGCGCTCGGCCTGGTCCACAGCGGCCAGCGCTTTCTCCTGATACTCACGAAGCGCCAGCATCATCCCTCCCTCGGTCCGAAGAACGTCCAGTACGCGCACTCCGGCGCGTGGTTGTCGTCCTTGGCGCTTCGCTCCCGGCCACAGAACGCACAGTCGTTGCGCACGACCGGCCGGGTACCGGTGACCTCCTCGGTCAGAGCCAGCTCCAGCTCGGTGAAATCCTCGTCCTTTGCCATGGCGTCTACCTTACCGCCATGCCTGCAAAGTATCAACCTGGGCCGGTCGCGTCGTAGACGACCACGTCCTGGACCATCAACCGGAGCCAGACCAGCCGCCGGTTACGCTCCCCGAGCCAGCGCTGGACAGCGCCCCACCCGGCAGCCTGCGGCACCTTCCCGCTACCGGAGCCGAACCAGAGGCCATTGGCCTTGATCCAGGCATACTCGAAGACCTTCTCGCGGGCCTCGGGCTCCATGTCCGGGGAGCGATACTGCACGCCCATCAGCCACACGGTGCCGTCCGCGCAGCGGTTGGCAATCGCTGTGAGATCCATTCGCTTTTCCTCCTGAAGAGACGGACGGACCGCCCGGCCGTAGTGCACCGGGCGGCCCTGAGAATCAGCCGGACGGATAGGTCAGGCTTTCTTCTTCGGCGCCTGCGCGGCCACCGAGTAGTGCCGGTAGTTCTTGCCCGCGAACGGGCCCTTCTTGATCGGCTTCTCACCCCAGTACTTGACGGCCATGAGGTTGCCGACCTTGATCGTCCCGGCCTCGATGCCGTCCTCCAGCTCGCGCTTGAGGACCGAGCCGAAACCGATGACCCGGTACTTGCCGTCACGGGTCTGGATGGTGACGGTCGGGACCATCGGGTTCTCGCCCGGCTTGGCGAAGTCGGAACGGGTCTCGCCGATCTTGGTAATCAGACCCGCGATGCCCTCCCCCTTCTCGGTCGGGTTCCAGCCCTCCGAGTCGTCCTCTTCGACCTCGTCCAAGAGGTCGTCCGCACCGGCGAAATCATCGTCCGTCGGCTCGGCCCCGGCGTCTCCGAACAGGGCGTCAGCCTCGTCGAAGTCCGGCTCGGACGGGGCGGGGGTGGTGGCGGCCTTGACCATTCTGGTCTCTCTTTCTGTTTGTACGTTGTACGTAGTTCCCGGTGGTTTGGTCCAGGCCGGAACCTACTCCGTGGATAGGGCGCAAGCCCCGGCCTGGTGCTCGGCCCGCGTCGTGCTTGTGGGTGCGGGCCTGCATGTTCCCGTCTATCCGGGATGTCGCACCCTCTGGGTGCCGTCACACAGATTTCAGGTAGCTGTGTCCACCACGGTTCTCCACGCGTCCGGCCTCTCTGTGCTCCACCGGTGTAACCTGCCGGGTACCGCAAACTCGTCTCGGTCGTGCCCCTGCCAGGTGTCGAGCCTGGGCCTTCCGGTTTCTGCCGGATGCTCTGCCGTTGAGCTACAGGGCCAGCGCCGGAGCCAGGTAGCGAACCTGACTCCTGGATCGGTCACACCCTCCTACGGGTCAAAACCCTGGCACAAGCCAGGTCGCCGGATCGGGCCGACCGCGAAACCGGCCCGAGTGCTCGCCGGTCGGGGGTCCGAACCGGCTTGCGGGTATTACCTTACAGCACTGCCGGGGAGGTCGCCAGACGACCTCCAGAACTTCATCGCGGCGGTTAGGGCCTCCCGGCGCCGGGGATGGGTCAGCGGGTACCGCACGGACGCGCGTACCTCCTGTTTCAGCACCTGGGGCAGCGCGCCCCAGCAGCCGGAACAGGCCAGCAGGGCGTTCGGAACGCCCGGCTTGTGGCAGCCCGGACACCGGTGGACGCTGAGGTCCGGCTTGCTCATTTCTCCTGCTCCGCCTGCTGCTTGAGCCGCTTGGGGACGCGGATGTTCAGCCGCCGGTGGGTACTGGTCTCAGTGACCGCCTCGGCGACCTCGGGGAAGTCGCTGCGCAGCTTCTCGACGTTGATCCGGCTCGTGGTGACCACCGGGTAGCCGACGATCTTCTCCTCCCCGAGGTAGCCCGCCCCGGCGTCGGCGGTCATCATCCGGAAATAGTTCTTCGTGCCGTTCAGGTTCGCCTCGGCGCGCTCGAATTCCTCCTTGGCCTCCATGTAAGCCAGCAGCCACTCCTCCGTCTCCTCGGGCAGCTGGACGGACGGATGGATGACGTCGGGGTGCTGAGCCTTCAGCAACTCCTCGGTGATCGGATGCCGGAGGTCATGCTCGGGGATGGTCTCGGTCAGGATGTTGTCGATCCAGAACCGGTCAGCGGCGCGCTCCATCTCGGCGAACCAGTCGGCGTCAAAATGCACCTCGACCGTGAAGAAATCGCGCTGCATGTTCGACACGTAACAGCCCAGATAACCCACCTTCAGGCCGAGGATGCCCAGCTGCCACTGAAGTTGACACTGATACGTCAACGGAGCACGGCCGGTGCTGGCCTGCTTGGGGTGAATCACCCCGGACTCCCAGTGCTCATCGTCCCCGGCCGTCTTGCACTCGATCACCCCGAGCGCCCTCCACGACCGGGGGGCGGTGAAGAACCGGTCCGGCGTCACCCGCAGGTGCAGCTTCTCCGGGTTCGCCCAGAGGCCACCGGCGAACCGGGAGACCATGCCGATCTCCTCGGCAGTCTTGGCGGCCACAACCTCCTCCAGCCGATGGCCCCACTCGACGGCCGCGCGGTCCGAGAGATCCTTGTCGACCTTGTTGATCTTCTTGTTCCAGATCGACCAGGTAGTCTCGTGCTCATTGACCCCCACCAGTGCGCCCACCTCGGAGCCGCCGATGCCCTCGTGCCGGGCGGCCAGCCAGCGGTCACGCCCGGCGCACTCGGGGAGGATGAGACGGGCCGGGCTGTCCGGAACCTGGGCGAAGCGGTGCACCGGGTGCGGGCAGGCCAACCGGCCGCCAGAGCGGGCCAGGTACTTCTCGACGGTCGTCACGGGTGCGCCTCCCCCGTGCAACCGCAACCCGGAATCTCACAGATCTGCGGCAAGCCGGGAAATGGTGTCACCGGGCTCAGCTCCTCGATCAACTCATCGAGTTGATCTTGAACCTCTTGGGTTATCACGGATACTCGTCCCTTGCGTAGTAGTCAGCTGAGTAAATGCCGTCCAGGAGGCCCTCACGCGGGCCCATCCGGCGCAGACCGGAGATTGAAGGCCCCTCGCTCAGCGAACTGAGCAGTTTGTCCTCCTCGCTTAGCACCGGCTGGACCCGGCCGCTCTCGATCTCCTCCAGCAGCGCGAGGAGCCGGTTCACGCTCGGCACGTGCACACACGGCCGAAAGTCCAGGCCACGCGCGCAGCAGCCGAACCATTTCGGCGCGGTTGGGTCCTTCCCCCGGTTGGCCTTGCAGGTCTCCAGCGTGCCGCCGCAGCCCTCGCACGGGGCCTCATCGAGGATCTCCTGGCGCCGCGCGGCTATTACCGACGCTCTCATGGTCTACCCCTCCATCCTGATCTTGCTCAGGCTCTCTCGATTCAGCTTGGGCATCTCCAGGACCGGGTGGCCTAGGAAATCGCAGGCCATCGCCCAGGCCCACCAGCTGTCACAGGCGTTGTCGTCCTCGAACTCCAGGCCCAAGCGCTTGAACGCCTCCATGCGCATCGGTGTCTTGCCCTGACCCGGATGCGACCCCTTGCCCGTGGCGTACTTCTTGAGACCAGCGGGCAGGATCGTGCCGTACGGGATACCCAGCTCCAGCAGCTCGATCCGGACGGTGGCCTGGACCATGCCCGCGATCACGGCAGCGAACGAGCGCGCAGTGGGCGCCTCGATCAGCGCGAACGTAGCGCCCGGCGCTAGCTCCCGAACCGTGTTGCGCAGCTGGATCAGCCGCCGGTCCTTGTCCTTCTCCCGAGTTTTGATCACATGCGAGCAGGCCGCACCCTCCACCGTGTGGGTCAGCCCGGTGGCCGTGATCGAGAGGTCCAGCCCGAGCACCTTGAGACTCATGCGTCAGGCCAGGAGCTGCGGAACGCGCTGAGATCGATCGGCCGGGACATCTCCTCGGTCAACCTCCGTCGCTGCTCAGCCTCTTCAGCCGTCATGGGGAGGTGACCCCGGATACCGTCCATGGTCGGCGCCGGGCGCCGGACGTCGGCCGACTCCTGATCCCGGGCCATCGCGTGGCCGGGCCGCTGGTAGCTGTAGGGCCGGGTGCGCACCAGCACACCGCCACCAGCCACCGCGTCCACCGACAGCCGCTGACCGTCGCTCATCGACCCATTCGGCCGGGTCAGCCACTGGGCCAGGTCAGCGGTCTGGACCGCGTTCAGCTGGACGTGGTGGTCACGGTCCGCGAGCACCCGCACCAGCACGGCGCGGTGCACGGCCCGAGCTACCTGCTCGGCGGCATGCTGGCCAGCGGACCCGGCCTCTTCCCAATTGACCGTGGCGACCAGCCAGCGGTTGTCACCGATCCGGATCTCCAGGTCCCGGTTGTCGCCTTCCTCTATGTACAGCCGCACGTTCGGCTCGTGCAGCGCCAGCAGCGCCTCCTCATCGCGCCAGGGATACTCCAGGATGGCCGAGAGGTCGCTAAGCACCACATCCCGCTCCACGCGGCCGTCCGGCTCCTCCCAGGTCCGCATGATCCGGATGTACCGGGCCAGCGCATCCGCCAGCGTGGTCGGGCTGCCCTCGGTCAAGTCCAGCACGGCCTCCTGGTCCATGGCCTCCATCGCGTCCAGTGTCTGGGCCACGATCTCCCGGCCCTCGCCAGTCTTGGCCATCCCGTCCCGAATGGCCTTCTCACGGACCACGGCCCATTGAACAGCAGCCAGATCGTTCTCCTCGGACAGCGCCTCTTGGAGCGTCCAACCCGCTCGGCCCAATGTCTCGATCATCTCTCCCCTTCCTCCCCCAACGGCAGGACCTCTCCCACCGTACATTACGTTACCGTCATGACTGTAAGGTTGTCAAGGGGGAGGGCGGCACCGGTTTCCCGGGCCGCCCCTCCGGCGATCACTTCTCGCCGAACAGCTCGTCGCAGTCCTCGCACTTGACGACCAGCTTGTCCGCGACCTTCCGGCTGGCCCGGATGATGTTGGGTTCCGGGCACGCGCAGGTCAGCTTGAGGCTTCCGCTGCCCTTGCTCTCAGCCCTGTCCGGCCCGCCGGTGATCCGCTCGCCACCCTTCTCGTCCTCATCGGTCTGACCGCCGTCTCCACCCAGCCAGGTGGGGAGGTGGCAGGTCAGCCGGATCTCACGATCCAGCTCAGCCAGCAGGTCCTCGTACCGTTCCTTGGTCGCGCTGGTCAGAGTGACGAACGAGTAGCCGTGCGACTTGTCAGCCGTGGTGCCCTTGTGCTCCAGGCCCATCTCCTCTGCCAACTTCTTGAAAGTCTGGTTGTGCCAGCGGTTCTGGCGGCTCGTGTCCTTCAAGTCCCGGACCTTGGCCAGGGTGTGGGCCCCCTCGTGGAGCATGGTCTGGAGCACCTGGTGTGCTCCCTTGGCCAGCGCCTCACCGGCCAGGAACAGCTCGTGCTTGCGCAAGGCCGCGCCCTCCTCGCGGACCTTCCAGCCCTCGGCGCGGAAGTGGCCCCACTTGCTGCTTCCCAGCAGGCCGGAGCCGGTCACGATCACCACGTCCGGAAGCTCGGGATGGTCTTCGCGGATCCGCGCCCAGACCCGCTCCAGCAGGCTCACCACGGCCGATCCCGTGGTCTCGGTAGCCGGGGAGGCAGGAGTCTGCTCCACCGGCTCCTCGTCGCGCTCAGCGGCCAGCGCTAGGAGCGCCTGGTCCATGATCTCGGTGTCGGCTGCCTGGGTCATCAAGTTCGGCGCGTCTACCCGCCCGGCGTTCATCTCCAGGGCCTCGGCGTGATCGGCCTGCCGCGCGGTCTCGGTCTCGGTCATCTCGTTCTCCCTCGTTCGTCCTGCCCTGATGGGAACTACTTTACAGGCATGACTGTGAAGTGTCAACCTCCCAGCCGTGCCTGTGAAGTAGTTCACAGCACGTTGACACTTCACAGTCATGCCTGTAAAGTAGTTCCCATCAGGGCAGGACGAACGAGGGAGAACGAGATGACCGCCAAGCCGAGCAAGCCGCAGATGAACCTCCTCCGCTCCCTCGCTGGCCTTGAAGACCGACAGCCCCGGATGAAGCCGGTTGTCTACAACACCTGCGAGTCGCGTGGATGGGTCAAGCGTCAAGGCCTGGGCTTCCGTTACGAGCTGACTGACGCCGGTCGCGTGGCTGCCGGGATCTGAACCTCATAAAAGGCCTGGCCGAAAAGCCGGGCCTTTACCGGTTGACACTTCACAGTCATGCCTGTAAAGTAGTTCTCATCAGGGCAGGACGAACGAGGGAGAACGAGATGACCGCCAAGAACACGACCCGACGCCCGACCGCCGCGCAGCGCTCCGCCCGGCGAGCCATCCAGACCTCCCGCGCGGTGTTCGCGGTAGGTGTTGTGGTCAGCCTGGCCGCTAACGTCGACGCGAGCGAGCCGACCTTCCGGGGAGTAGCGTCCGGGCTCTGGGCCCCGATCGCCTTCCTGCTGGCCATGGCATTGATGGAGAACGTCCCGGCAGTAGGTCTGGCAGGCAAGGCCCGGTTCGTCGGCATGCTGTTCCTGGCCGGGATCGCAGGCTGGGTCTCGTACTGGCACCTGGTCGAGTTCTTCACCACGGCAGGCATGGACTCGGTCAGCTCCCACCTGTTGCCGCTGACGGTAGACGTCATGATGGCGTTCGCCTCCCCGGGGATGAAGGCCAAGACGGTCCGGCCGCGGGCCCGGCGCCGGGCAGCCACGAAAGCCAAGAGCAACGTCCGGACGCTGCGAGCGGCCTGAACAGTAAGGCCCGGCCGAGAGGGGCCGGGCCTTCTCTTCAAGATCGACTGACACGTTTCAATTTTTAGCCTCCGGGGCAAAAAAGAACCTCCCGAGATCCAGGGCACTTGGATCTCGGGAGGTTCTATCTGGGACGCAGCAATGTCAGACAGCTACCTCGACCAGGTCTGTCCGGGCACCCTGTCCAGGCCGTTCGGCGCGCCACTTGTCCAGATCGGCCTTCGTGAAGACCGGCTGGCGGTACTGACCGCTGAAATCGAACTCGACGACCCTCGGGCCGATACCCCGGGCCGAGTAGCTGGAGAGCGTGTTGCGCTGGAGACCCAGGTACTCAGCCGCCGGACCATATCCAACGAACGTGTCAGGGGCCTCGGTCTCGTCCTGGCTCGTCACAGTGCTCACCTTCTCTCGCGTAGTTCAAGGCAGGATCCAGGGCTGTCCCTGGTTCTTGCGAGTGTTCAACTCATAACACCATACAGTCATGCCTGCTCGGTTAGCAATATTGATCATCGGGGAGGACAGTGCCGACGACCGGACCAGTCATCCAGCGCCCGCCGAATCGTCCGGGCACGATCGCCCTCCGGGCCTGGCACCGGTTCGGGCCCGCCCTGAAACACGCTGATCAGCGCACACAGGTCACGATCCTGCTGGCGGTCGTTGTTCGCCACCCACGCCGAGAACAGGCCCGCCAGGATCAGCACAGCCATCCCCCAGCTGGTCAGCACCAGCCGGTCCCGGCGCCTGCCACGTCGTACCTCGTCACGGACCCGAGCGTAGATCTCGGCCGGGATGTCTTCCGGCGTCATGCCTCAGCCGCCGATCCCGCCGTTGGCGGCCCAGGCGATGAGGAGTCCGGCAGCGCCGGTGACTCCGGCGGCGGCAACGAGAGACTGGCCCCGGTAGCGGGCGTGGAGAGCCAGAGCCTGAGAAAGCCAGGTCCCAGCATCGTCGCCGCGCTGATCAGCATGATCGGCCACGGACCCGCGGTTACGACTGTCCATGTTCCCCAACTTCCGCCCAGGACCAGAAAGAACAGGTCTCGTCGCAAAGGGGGCAGTTCTCGCCTGCTCACGCACGTTCCCCAGCCCTTCCGGTGCCTAGCTCTGACGCTGTTCAGACTACACGGCGTAACATTGATGGCCCTGACCTCAAGGGCCTCAACCGCCTGAGAGCAGGATCGATGATCTTCGCTCCCGTCCAGTCCAGCTCCAGCGCTGACTCCCTGTGATGTTTCCATGCCACCCGATCGGCGGCACGGTGCTTGGTCAGTGACGGTACGGGCTGATGATCCACGAGAGACGGCCACGGATACCAGACTTCACTGCGACGTTTCTCGGCCCAGCCCGCTACGCGCATGTCATCGGTTACCCCGTGCTTGCGGTCGCAAGCATCGAGCATCTCCGGAATGAGCCGGGTGGGGAGGATGATCGCCACCCCCCAGCTCAGTTTCGAGCTGACCACCCAACTCGGGTGAGACTCGATGGCCTGGGCCGCGATGGTGCGCCATCGGTACCCGTTGCCTCCTCCCCGTCCCAGGTACGCAGAGACCACGGCATCCGCCGGTACGTGCTCCAGCGCGCGCTCCAGGCCGGGCACCAGGTCGGCGCACAGCACCGCGTCGTCCTGGAGTACCAAGTGCCAGTCAGCGTCCGGGTCAGCCAGCTGCCAGGCCCGGCGCGCCGTGCGCCAGCCCCGGTCAGCGTTGCCGTTCGGCGGGCCTTCGTCGTCCCAAGCCACCGGGACCAATTCGGACTGGTCGGTCAGGGACAGCGACAGCCGTAGCCCTGTCACCAGGTCGAACCGGTCCGGGTGAGCCTGGATCGAGACAGAGAGTCTCACTGACCGTCTCGGAGCGCCTGGAGCATCTCCGAGCGCTTGTCCTTGCGGGCGCCCAGCGATATGCCACGCGCTTTGGCCAGCGCCCGGAGCTGGACGGTATTGAGGTCGGTGATCCTGGTCCCGGCCGGGATGTCCTCCAACTCCCCAGCCTGAACGGTCTCGCCACCTGACACTTCACTGTCAACGCGGGCCACGCCTTCCGGGTCCACCTTCTCCCACTCCGCCTCCAGCGTGTCCCGGTCCGGCAGCTTGGGGGAGGGAGAGACGCCATCGCTGGTGATGGCCGTGACCGCACCGTCCGCCCGGCTCTTACCCCGGTCCTTCCCGGTCAGCGCGGTGACGGCCAGCCGCTCGTGATAGATCACGACCGGAGTCAAGAAGCCCTCGTCCACGAGCTTGTCCACAGCCTGCTTCACGCCCGGCCAGTCCGGGTGGCCGTAGTCGTCCACCGCGATGACGGCGTCCGGCGCCAGGTATGGTGCCCAATCCTCGATGTCCCGGCGCGCGCCCTCGTAGGAGTGGTCAGCGTCCACGAACAGAAGACCGATCGGCTTACCGGACCAACTGGCGGCCACATCATGGCTGAAGGCGTGAATCAGCTCGATGTGGTTGGCGTAGCCGAGGTTCTGCACCCAGTACCGGGCCCAGCGCCGGGACCCCTCGTCGGTGAACGGTGCATCGTAGGTGTTGCCGGGCAGGTCCCAGGCGTCGATCCCCGTGACGTGCGCACCGGCGCCCTGCCGAGCACCCCAGGCCATCACCAGGGCGGTCTTGCCCTGGAACACACCGAGTTCGACGATTTCCTGATCCATCGGCACCCGGAGCGCGAGGTCGGCCAGCGTCACCTCGATCTCGGGCGGTGTCGCTCCCCTGACCTGCTTGAAATGATGTGGGAACGGGGTCTTGCTCATCGTCCTTGCCTCCTTCTTGAAGGAACGGGTCAGGCGTCCTGGACGGAGCGCCCGGAGCACGGCCAACTGCTCGGACAGTTTGCCGTTCTTCCAGCTCTGGTAGCGGTCCCGATCCTGGGCGTACTGTGCCCGCGAGTTGACCCGCTGATACTGGTCGTCGCTGGCTGCCTTCCCGGCGGCCGGATGCATGTGCTCGATGCGAACCTGGGGGAGGTGGCGCATCGCCCCGGCAGCGTCGAACAGGTCCATCATCGCGTTGTCGCAGTAGAGGTGTTCGACCGGCGCCGGGACCATCCGGCCCAGCGTCCGGACCACATCGGCGGTCACAGCCCACTCGGTGGCCAGCTTCTTGCCCTGGTAACCATCGTCCCCGTAGACCATGCCGGTGCCAAGCTCGCGCAGCGCGGTCAGGTACGTCTCGGCCCAGCCGATCGTCTGGGGGAGATGGTCATCACCGGCGAACCCCAGCGCGAAATACTTCCCGCTGACCGCGAGCGCGGTAGCCGCTGCGTCGAGCTTGTGCACCATCGGCATCCACTCAGGATGTTCGATCAGCCGGATGGGGTCAGCTGCACCGTCGGGGACGTTGTCCAAGATCTCGTTTACCGCGTCGCGGTAGCCCCGGATCTCCGGATCGTCCGCGTCCACCACCACGATCAGGTCCGCCACGTCCCAGGCGTTCGTGAAGTCCCAGGCACCGATAACCCGATTCAAGTTGGCCGGTCGGCCCCGGGTCGGAACGATCACGGCCAGCTCGGCCTTCTTGCTCATCAGGCGCTCCAGGTGAAATACGGGTGGTTGATCTCTGACCGCGTGTTGCTCGGCCGGATCAGCCGCGTGTTGCGCGCCCGGCTGCCGAGCCCAGCCTTGCGGCCGGTACAGAACAGGTAGTGGTACATGATCCGGGGAATGACCACCTCGGTCTTGAGGTAGCCGCCACGGCGCATCTGGTCGGCCCAGGCCCGGTCCTCCGGCTGGCCACGCTTGCCCGCCCGGTAGTCGGCCCTCAGTGCCAGCTGCCGCCGGACCGGGTTCAAGTGCGAGATGTCGCGCAGGTAGCGGGCCCCCTCGTTGGACCAGGTCGAGTGCTCCAGGGAGTGGTGCGCAATCGCTGTCGGCCGCCCGTCCGAATAGCACTGGACCAGCCAGCCCACGTAGTCCGGCCGCTGGCCGAGCGCGCTCATCACCTCGTCGACGTAGTACGGCGGCACCAGGTCGTCATCGTCGACGAACGAGACGTAGTCCGATCCGGCCCCGGCCATCATGTGCTGGCGGATCTCGGGGAGGGACGGGCGGCCGTTGTTGAACCAGCCGACCACCCGGACCTGACCGCCGTACGGGTCCAGCTGCGGCAGCAGCACGCGCATCAGCTTCTCGAACAGTGCACGCCGCTCGCCGAGCGTCGGGACCAGGATCGTCCACGTTGGCGGCATGACTGTCATGTCCTCACTCTAGCGGACGAGGGGGCATCTCGGCCGGGCTGTCCGGCGGGGGGAGCGGGGGGAGCGGGGGAACCCACTTTGCTCCTCGCGCACGCGTGCACGCGCCCTCGCGCCCGCCCGCACACCCCTAGAGACGTTTTTTCGTGGGGGGCTGAGAGGACAAGGTTCCCCCGGTCCCCCCGCTCCCCCGGGTCAGACGACGCTTGAGGGGCTTTCGTCCGGTTCGTCAGGATCCGGGTCCGGCGGCACCGGCGGGCACACCCCGAACTCGTTCAGCGTCTGGCACCGGCCGAACTCGTTGACCGGGTGACCCTCCGGGTAACAGGACCCCTTGGCCGGGTCGTACGGGCCCTCGAACTCGGGGTTGTCGCTCATCTCGCTCCCCTAACTCAGAACGGCTGGGTTGCTCCAGGCGGATGCCCGGCCTGCGGGCAGGATGGTCAGGTGCCGGGGGTTGACTGCGCTCCCAGCGTGCGTCGCGGTGTTGGCGCCGTTGGCGGCCAGCGTCAGAACCATCTGAGTGGTCACGTCCGACCCGCCGGTAACCGCGAACACTTGTTGAAGATTCAAGTGCTGTTCCAGCGTGGTGGTCGCCGCGCCGTTGCTCTGCCGGGGGTAACTGACCACCGTGCTGCCGCCGGTGGTCGTGCCCTTCTTCATGTTCCAGGCCGAGAAGGCGGAGTTGGCGGAGAACAGAACGCCACCCCCCGCCCAGGCGATGTAGGCCCGGCCGGACTTGTAGGTCCGGGAGGCCAACGTCAGTACCACGGTCTCCGCGTTGATCGCGCCGGAGTTGGACGTGGCCGACGCCCGCACGAACGGCTCGTTGCCGTAGGTGTTCGCGTTGCTGGCTGTCGAGTCCAGGACCATCAGCGAGCCCCGGTAGCTGGTCAGCTGCACCACTTCCCCGACCGCCAGCGGTTCACCCCGGAGCCGGGGCACGCTCGGCACCACGATCCCCGAGATCGTCACGTCCAACGTGCCGTCGGCATTCACTGCGCTGACCGTGCCGACCCGTAGCCGGACCACGTCCTGGCCGTCCTGCGGTCCGACGATCTTCTTCTTGATCTGGCTGAGATCGATGGGCATTACAGCTCCCGGACCTGGAGGGATGTGTCACCGGTCAGGTTGACCGTGGCCGCGTCCACCGCCAGCACCGCACCGCCCAGGCTGATGACATCACCAGCGTTCACCGTCGGGTCATACGGCATGGTCAGCTCGTATGTCGCACCGGCGCCGACGTTGGCAGCCAGCAGCGTGTTGGCGGCAGCCTGGGCCTGCGGCACCGTCCGCAGCAGCGGTGACGCGTAGAACATCGTCACCCTCCCGTACGGGCTGGTGCCCGGAGCCGGACCGGCGTACGTCGGGGAGGAGGGGTCGGTGTCCATTGCCACCGCTTGGACCGGCGCCGTACCGTCCTGCGGTTCACCCCGGACCACGATGACATTGGGCGGCCTGGTGTCAAAGTCGGCCGACAGCGAGGCCAGCGACGACAGCGTGTAGGCCGAGTCCGGATCGGTGTTCGTGCTGGCCAGATTGATATTACCGACCCGGTTGTAGTACGCCTTACGGCTGAAGGACGCCAGCACATCCTGAATCTCCGACCACGGCCCAGTCTCCGGATCCAAGCCGAACGTCCGGGCCGAGCCCAGGGCGGTAGCGTCCACCGGTACGCCCGGATTGACCCCCAGCCGGTTGATCACGATCGCGTTGATCATGTCCGGCAGCGTCGTACCACTGGCTACGGTGAAAGGCGTTTCGAACCGGTACCGCTCGACCGCACCGGACAGGTCGGCCAGGCCGACTTCGACCACCCGCCGGTCAGCTTGCACAGCAGTCCGGGCAGACGCCACCTCGTAGACGCCGTAAGGAACGGTGGCAACCGAGCCCTCCAGAATCTCCAGGCCCAGTTCTACTTCGACCCGGGTGCCGAACGGGGTCAGCAGGTCACCCGGCCGGGTCGGCAGCAGGTCGTCACCGGCGAACGTCAAGCGTCCGTCCCACATCCCGTTGCGCCGGATGTCCTGAGTCAGCTGACCGCTGATCGGCTCCAGCTCGACCGACTCACCCTCACGGATGAAGGTGAAACGCATCCAGCGCCGATACCCCGTGGGGGTAGACAGCACCGCTTGGTGGCGGACACTGCCGAATGGATTGGGCATTAGAGGTAGTCCTCCGGATCGTCGGTCGCGGGCCAGTCCTGCCGGACCATCGGCACAGTGACGACCTTGACGCCCGGCACCGGCGCGGCCACCGTCCAGCTGCCCGGCGCGAACCAGCCGGGCGTGCCGCCGACCGGCGACCAGTAGATCCGGTCGCTCGCCAGCAGATCCTCCAGCGCGTTGATCGCGGGCAGGCCCTCAGCCGCGATGACCAGCGTGACATCCTCCCCAGCGGTCGTGCTGCTCACCGTGTGCAGGCCGCCATCCAGCGGCACGGAGTCGGCCACCAGCTTGGGGAAGCTGTGATTGCGGTCAGTCGCCACAGCCAGCTTCATAGTCAGGCTGGCCAGCCGGTCCAGCCCGTCGTCATAGGTGAAAGCCGGAACCGTGGTCTCCGCATAGTCCGAGACCTTCAGCTCGGGCACCGGCAACGGGCCGCCGGAGATCGTGCCGTCCAGCCGGACGAAATGGACCTCCTTGTAGGGCGGCAGGTGGTTGCCGCTGCCCGTGGTCCCGGAGCTGTTGCTCTGGATCGTCGGGGAGGCCGAATCGGAGTTCGGCGCCGTGTGGTCGTGGGTGGTGGTAGGAGAGCTGCCCAGGTCGCCGGACGAGGGCGCTTCATACGAGCTGGTAGTGGAGGCCAGCACGTCGATCGCGTGGCTGTGGTTGCCGAGGTCGTGGGTGTGGCTGCCGGTCGTGTGGGTGTGCGTGCTGGAGCCGCCGGTGGAGTTGATCGAGTCCGACCCGGCGTCACGGGCGAACCAGGTCCGCATGTCCGGCGTGCCGTTGCTCCCGTTGCACAAGGTCAGCAGCGGATCAAGGTCCGCAACGGCGCCGGTGTAGAGGCCGATGATCCGGGTCTGAGTTCCACCGCCGGTGTTGCGCAGCACCCTGAGACGGCGGTGCGGCGGTTCCAGGCTGCCGCTGCCGGTGCTTCCCCCCGAGACCGAGTTGCTGTTGCCGGTGGAGTTGCTGGCCGCGTTCAGGGGGTGGGTGTGCCGGGGCAGCCAGCGTGGAGTCTGCGAGCCGGTGCCCGCCTCCTGCGAGCTGGACGGGTTGCTCAACCCGGTGTTGCTGATCCCGTGGTCGTGGCTGAACCCGTTGTGGGTGTGTGCATCCACGCTATGCGTGTGCGTACTGGCGCCCGAGGTGGCACCGCCGTTCCCGGCTGCTGCCGCACCCTTCAGGTACCGGCCTACGGCGCTGGCGTACGTCTCCCAGCCGGACACGCTCTCGGTGGCCCAGCCGACGATACCGACCGGGTAGGTCGGCTGGGCGCCGTTCGATTCGATCCAGATCACGTCCAGCGCCAGCGGCGCGTTGCTCGTGCTGCTGGTGTCCGGCGCTGTGGTGGTTGAGCTGCCGCCCCCAACCGACCCGGTGCTCGACGGCAACGAGTGCGAGTGCGGTTGATCAGCCTGTGGCTGGCTGGCGCCGTTGAATCGCGCACTGGTGGTTGAACTGTTGCTGGTGCCGGTGCTGCCCCCAACGCCGTGACTGTGCGCCTCGATCCAGTGCGAGTGACCCGGGGTCGTGTGCTCGTGGGTAGCGGCGCCGCCCGTAGCGCTCGGCGCAGCCTCAGTGTTCGCTCCCCGGGGGAAGAACCCGTCCAGCGAGGTAACCCGGCTCCAGCCGCTCGGGATACTGGCGGCCGTGCTCGGCCAGCCGAGGATCAGGTCGGCCGGGATGGTGTCCGGCAGCTCGACCGTGGTGGACACGTACCCGAGGTAGCGCACCCGGTAGGTGATGTCGCACGCCTCGGTTGACACTTCACAGTCAACCCCGCTGCGCTGCGGATCAAGCTGCGGGATGGCCAGGTCGAGATACGAGCCGTTGAGCCCATCGGGCACGGTGGCGATGCGCTGGCTGCCGGTGCAATCATCGCGCCAGACTTCGGCAACCACGTAATCGTTGTCCCACTCCTGCCCGCCTGGGTTGGTCCAGGTGACCCGGTATCCGCCGAATTCCCCGGTCACCTCCAGCAGCGGGGGCGAGGGCGGCGGCACGGTGTTCTCCAGCGTGAAGTCCATGACCTCTTCGCTGGTGTACGGGTCCGAGCCCCGGATGGTGGACCGAACCGTCACCACGGCCGCGTAAGTGCCGTCATCCAAGCCGTCGGTGACCGCTACCTGGGTCGGCGGGATCCCGGAGCCTGAGGCCGAGAACACGACCGCTCCGGCCGACGATCCAGCCCGGATCTCGGCCGCCCAGCTCAGCGACGGCAGACCGTCGTAGTCCACCGCACCGATGAAGATCGTCGGCTGATTGGTGTCAGTGACCGTGCCGCCGGTCTGGTCCGTGCCGGACGCGTCGCGCAGCTCCGGGCTGTACTGGGGGGAGAGACGGCAATCAATGTCGACGTAGCACTCAGCGGTGCGCAGTTCGGCTGCTCCGCTGGCCTCGGCCATCCAGCCGCCACCGATGTTCAGGTCGGCAAGGGCCCCGGCGGTTGCCAGACCGTAGTCAGGTGTCGAATACCAGGCCGTGGCCAGGTCGGTCAGCGTGCTGGTGACACTGACAGTGTCATATTCGATGTAATCGCTGGTGCCCCGGCCGAGGTCGATATCCTCCACGGCCGTACCGGCATCGGTCCGGATACGAACCCGGCCCCGGATGGCGTGCCGCTGGTATCCAGCACCTGGAGTGTGTGACCCGACTCGCAGGTTCCAGTTGTTACCGGTGTCGACCAGGTTCAGGTCGATGTACGTGGCGTCGGAGTTGTCCGAGGTCACAGCGGCCAGCGTCCCTGAAGGGACTGAGGTCCCCCCACCAGCCTTGCGGACCGATACCGGTCGCAGGACATCGGTTACCGACATGGTGCCCCCTCATTCCAGATCACGGTGACACCTCATACTCGCAGATCGGCGGACTGTGGTGGCGGCTCCGGGCCGGTGCCGATGAACTCGGCCACTACCTGACGCACCCGGCCGACCTTGATCACCCGGAACGAGTGCGCGACCGGCGCCACCCAGACCTCGTCCGAGTCACTCGGGGAGGCGAGCACCAGCGGCCGGTTGAGGATCTCCTGGAGCTGGGCCAGCGCAGCTTCCGATTCGACTGCCGTAGTCAGCTTCAGGTTCCGGCCACCGGGCGGAGCGCTGGTCACATACCGCCCTCCCATCACGCCTGTGGCGCTGGTGAACGGCCGGTCCCGATCCCAGCTGAAGACCCCGCCGATCGACATCCACAACGGGCCGTCGGCGTCCCGGCTCCGCAGCAGGTGCTCCTCGTCGGTCCAGGTCAGGCAGAACAGCTGGGCGTCCTCGACCCAGGCGCTGACCTGGAGCGAGCCGTCCACCCGGGCCAGCGTTCTGATCCGGTAGTAGGAACAGCACGGCTCCGGCTCGTGCGTGCAGCTGGCACCCACCCCGGTCCGGGGCAGGAAGTAGTCCGAGTGCGTCACGCAGACGTCGGCCGCGATCGGGCCGATCATCGTGATCGGCGTGATGACCTGGTCCGAAGTGATCTGGGCCGGGGGATGCACGGTCCAGGTGTTGGCCTGGTCGTCGCTGAAGGACAATGTCCCGGCCGGGTGCCCGGTAAAGTCCGGGCTGGCCAGAACAGCACCAGCCGCACCATCACGGATCTCGACCTCGTAGAACCGGCCCGCGAACTGCTCAACCACCAGCGCCGTATCCAGATAGGCGCCGACGGTATAAGCCTCGGGGGAATTGAATATCGCCGTGGTCCCGGCCCCGTCGTTGTCGATCACCTCCCCCAGCTGGGTCCAGGTACCGTCGTCCGATTCCCGGGTGTAGAAGGTGACCGTCCAGCCCCCGGCACCGTCGTCGGTATCAAGCAGAGCCCGGATCCAGACGACACCGAACGGATCAGGCTGCACTCTTTCTGTGGCTTGCACACCTACCGTGCTGGTTCCGTCCGGGCTCCAGGTCAGCGCCACCTGTCCTTCCTGCGGCAGGACCAGGTGCCACCCTCGTTCTCCAGCGTCCTGGTTCCAGTTGGCAGCCAGCGTCTCGTACGTCCCGGCCGCCGGGAACCAGTCGTCATCACGCCCGGCCTTGACCGTTACCTGGAGGTCGGTGGGTGCACCTCCCGAGGGAGTTGACGCGTAACCGTCACCCTCGCGCGTGTTGACCAGGTAGCCGCCCATCGGGCAGTCCACCCGCTGGATCTCGATGAAGGCCATATTGCCGTCGAACCCGGTCGTGTCCGGTGCACACACCTCGATCTCGACCAGGGGCGAGTCGGGAACCTGGGTGACGGTCGGCGGGTCCGGCGCCACGATCGCGTCCACCGCAACGGTGAAGTCCAGCGTCTCTTCGTCGCTGGCGTACGCCGTGTTGCTGCCTACCGTGCTCCACACCTGGTAGTGAGCGGTATAAGAGCCATTGTCCAGGGGAGTGGTCTGCTGGTCCGCACTCGGGCCGGAGACGACACCGGTGTCCCAGATGATCGACCCGTCCAGGGTCACCCAGTAGCGGAACTGCCGGGCTGCAAGATCATCCAGGTCGATCGCGTTGGCCCGCAGGATCGGCTGGCTGGTGTCGCTGACTGTGGTGGTCACAGCGCCGGAACCATCGATCACCTGGCCGGTGAAGGTCGGTGCCAGCCGGGAGTCCACGTCGATGTACAGCTCCTGAAGCCGCACACCGGTGGACTGCCCGGTCACGTACGTCGACAGGATCGTTGATCCGTCCGCGGGTGCGCCGAACCCCCAGGCTCCGGTCACCGTCTCCGGGGAGGAAGCGAACTGGGCAGCGGCTCCAGCCGCCAGGGCGCCACTGGCCAGCCGGACCGCGCCCCAGGCGTTACCGTCCTCACCGCGCATGCGGAGCCGGATCTGGTGCCGCATCTCCCCCGCTGGCGGGCTGTCCAGCGGGGTGGCAAGGATCAGCGCGGAGCCGGAGCCACCCCAGGTGGCATAGGTGCTGTCGTTGTTGTCCGAGGTGACCCCGTGCAGGGTTCCGCTACTCGGGGTCCAGCCGACTCCCGATGAAGTGGCCGACGGTCGCAGCGTGGTGATCGTTCCCATGATCGACTCCCCTAGTCCTGCGCGTTGGCCAGCGCCTGGAGCAAGGCTTCAGCCGCTTGTTCCCCGGCCTCCGCGCCCTGACCGGTGACCTGGATGGCACCCGGCTGCAAGGTCACATTGATTACCGTGGACGCCCCGTCCCCTCCACGGGGCGTCCCGGCAGAACCAGGCGGTGCGGTGAAGGTCGGCAGGTTACCGGTGAGCCCGCTGAGCGTCCGGCGGACACTGTCGAATTGATCAGTCAGACCTGCCTCGAATCCGCGCATCACCAGGCGGCCGGACTCGCGCAGGATGCGCTCGTCGACGTCGGCCGGGCCCTTCCAGTCGGGGAGCATCGAGGTCAGCGAGGAGAGCAGGCCGCGCACCCGGGAGAACCCGGCCTGGATGCCGGAGATCAGGCCGCTGATGATCCGGCGCCCCGCGTCGATCAGCCAGCCGCCAGCGCCGCTGAACGCGCCGGTGATGGCCGACCGGGCGGCACTGACCGCCGAGCGGACAAGACCGACCGCTGCGCGCATGCCGTTGGCCAGTCCGTTGATCACCCGGCGACCGGGCTCCGTGAGCCAGCTAGCTGCACTGCCCACTGCCTGGTTGATCGCACCGCGTACCGAGTTGATGGCACCACGAACTGCCGGGATACCGGTGGTCACCAGCGAGGTTGCGAACCCGAGGATCAGCCGGGCGGCAGCTGCGACCAGTGAACCGGCTACCTGTTGGATGCCAGAGAGGATAGCAACGTTGATCTTCAGGATCGCCAAACTGATACCCGGGATGTTCTGGATGAACCCGGCGGCCAGTGCCAGGATCAGGATCCCAGCAGCACGGATCAGCTGCGGCGCGTTGGCCACAATCGCTTCCACCACGGCCGGAATGAGCACCGTAGAAACAACGTTGATCATCTGGCTGGCATTGTCCGCCATTCCCTGGACCAGCGAGACAACGATGTTGACGCCGGAGGTGATGATCTGCGGGCTGTTCTGGAAAAGAGCTATCAATTGCGGGATCAAGGTTCCGGTGATGAAGTTCAAAATCACCGGGATGTTCTCAGCCATCCCCTGCACCAGAGATTCCATGGCTTTCATCCCCTGTTCGAGAATGATGGGGCCCTGGGTTTCCAGCGTGCTGATCAGAGCAGGAATGACCTGGTCACGAATCGCGGCCACGACCTGCGGCATGGCCTGACTGATCCCGTTGATAATCGCCACGATGATGTTGACACCGAGCAGCAACAGCTGAGGTCCGGCCTCATTGATCGCCCCGATGATCTGGGGGATGGCCTGAATGATCGCCGTTGCGACCTGAGGCATCGCCTGGAGGATGCCGCTGACCAGGCCTTCAATCAGGCGTAGCCCTGCCTGAATGATCACCGGGATCAAACCGATCAGGCCAACGACCAGGGTGGTAGCGATCTGCACGACCGCTGGGATCAGCGTCGGGAGAGCGTTCACGATGCCGTCGGCCAGACCGTTGATCAACTGCCCGGCCGCCTCGACGATCCGAGGAGCAGCTGCTACCAGTGCCTCCACCAGCCGGGTGACCAGCTGGACCACACCACTGATGATCTGGGGGACGAGAGTCGGCAGGGCCTCGGCCAAGCCGCTGACCATCCGGAGCACGGCATCGGTGACCTGCTCACGGAAGGCAACGATACTCTCGATGATCCGGGGGAGGTTATTGGCCAGATAAGCCAGGCCCTGGCTGATCAGGTTCTGAATGCCGTCAACAGCAAAGTCGAATACCTCTCCCCAGGATTCGAACCCAGAGATGAATTCCTTCACCCGGACATAGGTCCGGGTGAGCCACGCTATGAATTCACCGAGTTTGACAATGGTGTTGCCCAGGCCCCGGATGAAGTCCTGGAAGAAAATCGTGGCCTCAGGACCAGCATCCGCGATGATCGAGAAGAACCGGCCGATATCGTCGCCGAGTCCGGGGAGGACCGACGCCAGACCGCGCAGGAACGGATTAGCTGCCCGGATCAGGTCCCGGAACCCGGGCAGCGTGTTGCGGACCAGGTCGGCCAGCCCTCGGGCGAATGGCTCGATAGCTGGCGCGAGGTCGGCGAAAGCGCCCTTGAGCTCTGGCGCGATATCGAGCACCAACTGGCGGAACACACCCAGTGACTCGACCAGTGGCTGAAGCATCGGCTGGGCGGCGGCCCGGAACTCGTCCGCCATGGTCTGGGTCAGCTGTTTGGCCGCGCTCTGGAGGGCAGGCTCCTCTTTCAGCAGTACGGCGGACAGACCTATCAGCCCTGCCCCGGCGCCCAGCAGCACGCCGGAAGCGATCAGCGCGCCCAGAGCCGGGCCGATGACAGCTGCCAGGCCCGCCACGATGCCAAGCCCTGCTGTAATCAGTACGGGGGTAAGAAGCTTGGGCAATGACGCCAGGCCGCCTGCGAGTGCGTTGGCAAAGATGGTGGCCGAGTCGGTGCCGGTTCGGCCGAACAGACCGGCGATGAACCGGCGAATGCCGCTCTCGTCGGTGTTCTTGCGGATCGCCGGGCTGAACGCCCGGCCCGCTGCCCGGCCTGCCGTCTCTCCGGCCGAGTCGCCCAGTACCTCCCCGGCTTCTTTCCCGGCCTTGCGCGCGGCATCCCTGTCTACCTCGATCTCCACCGGATCGAGGTCGATGCCGTCCAGGGCACGGTTGAGGTCGCGCTGAGTCTGACGCGCGAAACTCCGGACATCCCCAGTGACCTCTACCCGGGCCGAACCGACATCTGTTGCCACGGTGACCAGCCTAGATGGCCGCAAGCTGTCACGTCGATCCAAACTAGGGTGGCATCTCGGCTAGGCTGGCCGGATGGATGTGACAGCGGCCCAGCTGACCAACACCGGGGACATGGTCCAGTTGGTCGATCCGTCCTTTCCGTGGACGGTAGACGTCTACCTGACCAGCAACACGGAGCGGCCCGAGATCCGGGGCCTGGTGATCTGGGCGCGCGACGATGAGCATCCGGTCAACGGGACTGTGCTGCTGGCTCTGCCGCTACGGCAGATCGCCAGCGTGGCCGCTAGCGCGCTGCGAGGGGAGGGTGAGACCCAGTACCGCATGCTGGCCCAGCCACGCCCTCACGGCGTCCGTAGTTGGCCCCGGGACCACTTCCGGCGCGTCGGTCTGGTCGCTAGCTGGGCTCGCCGGATCGGCCGACCTGGCGGCGCTGCCGGGGCTGTCTCGGAGTTCTGGGGCGTACACCATCGGACGGCGCGGCGCTGGATCGCCCAGGCCGCGGGCGGGGAGCAGGACGCGGCCCTGCCATCGCCTCGAACTCCTTGATGACCCGTTCGGTCGGCTGGCGCTTTTTACCGGGCTGGGTCAGCGACTCATTCTCCAGAAGCTGAAGGAACTTGGTCCGGTTCTCCTCGTCCATCCCGGCCAGCACGATCCCGTAGATCAGGTCGAGAGCGGCGCCGATCGGCTGCTGATCCCAGCGGAACCCGGTCTGAGCCACGGCCGGGCCAACGATGTCCCAGCGGTCATGAGCGATGATGGCGAGCACTGTGGCCACGTGCATCGAGCGGCCGGTTGCCTCCTCGATGGCTTCCGTGAGAACGCTCCCCAGCTCCTTGCCGTCCACTTCCCCGGCCAGCAACTGGGCGTCGAGGTCGTCCGGGTCGCCGAGCTTTGACGGGATAAGACCAATGACCTGGCCGGGCCCGCCACTGAGCAGTACCGGCCACCAGTCCACTGCCGGAAGGGCCGGGATCTCGTACTCCCGGCCCCCGATCTCCAGCGTGATGGCCCAGCAGCGCATAGAGGCCGTCGGGTCCACATGCATGGTCAGCGTCCGGCAACCATGCGGGCCAGCTCCAGGCACCGGGTCACGGTGTCCGCCGGGGTGGCGCCGTCCCACTCAGGCGCATGCTCAACTTCAGGCACAGCTGCGAAGTCATCCCAGTACTTCAGCTTGTAGTGGTAAGTGATGATCCCGGTGGGGAGCTGGATGCCGACGATAAAGTAGCCGTCGAACATCGGGTCGCCGTCCGGGTGGTGCTGCTTGCTCCGCCAGGAATCTCCCTCAGTAGCCGCCGCAGCGGCCAGCACAGCGGTCAGCGCGCGGCGATGGTCGTACAGCTCGCCGAACGTGTGGTAGCCGTCGCTGACCTGGGAGGCACCCCCCGGTAGTGCGCACAGTGTCTGCCCGAGCAGGGCTCGAACCGTGTCGGTATCGTGGCAGCTCGCCACCCGTAGATTTAACGGCTCCACGCTGGTGGCGACCACGAATGCATACGGCATCCCCTCGGCCAGAGTCTCCAGGACCCGGCCCTCTGCGTCGCCCGGATCTGCTTCCACCTCGCTGTACTTCACGCCCTCAGTCGTCATGCCTGCGGCCGGTCCTGGATCGGGCGGCCGAAGTTCGGGCCGATGCGGTTGTCGACCGAGCCTCGGAACTCCGGCCGGTCCACCACGGTCTGCGGACGCAGGTGCGGACCAGGCTGACCCGAGCGTGCACGGATGCCTGCCCGGACCGCCCAGTCCTTGGCTTCCACCAGCCGGTTGAGCGCGCTGGTCAGCTCAGCCGAGTCCACCCGGATGCTACCGATCAGGTCGATGGCCGCGTGATAGAACGGCGCTGAGTAGGTACGCAGCTCCTCGGGGAGGTGGGAGTAGGTCAACCACGCCAGCGCCGTGACGACACCGGGATGCCTGCCCTCCGTGCTGACCGCCGCGTGCTCGCGGGTGCCTGCCACGAACTGAGAATCGATCTCTCCGAGACTCTCCATTACGGTGCCTTCCTCTTGACCGCCTTCTTGGCAGCGCGTCGGGTCTCACGGTTGCCGCTCTCGGCTATCACCTGCTGGAATGCCAAAGCTGCCTGGTTGACGAACGGCGCCAGCGTCCGGAAGTTCAGCGTTCCCTCCAGGAACTGGTCATCGATCCAGACCACGTCGGTCTGATTGACCAGCAGCGAATCTATGATCTTGCGGAGCCGTTCCAGAGCAGCCATCACTTCAGAACCGGTCCAGCTGGCATCCGGTGCGACCTTGGTCAGACGGTCCACCGTGCGCTGCCAGACCAGGATCTTCTCCGGGGTCGGCATCTTGACCCACATCGCACGTTCGTGCACCGGGCCGCCGCTGGCGTTTTCCAACTTGAAAACGATTTCCAGCTCCGGCGGCACCTCCTGTGCCTGCTCCCCACCCTGTTCAGTCATGGTGTCACTGTAACCGAGAGGAGGGGGACATCTCAGCGCGGCTAGTGCCAGATCATAGTCAGCCGATCGAGACCGAGAAGCCTTCCTGAGCCGCGACCTCCCGGAGCGCGGTAGCCAGGAACGGGCGCCCGGCCCGAGCGGGCTGGTGGACCTGCCGGGCGTAGACCGTCCGGCCGCCGACGAGGAACCTCAGCATGCCGCCGGGCCGGGTGGACCGGATGGTCAGCGCGCGGCGGCCGTTGTGCACGGCAGCGGCGTAGTCCGCCGTGTAGACGACCTCCCCGACGACCACCAGGCCCGCAGTGGTGACGTTGCTCTGGCCGGTGGCGCGCAGGTTCCCGGTGTCCACCGGGCAAAGCGCCTGGGACCGGTTCAAAGTCTGCCGGACCACCCGGCCGACAGCTCGCCGGGCCCCGCGGATGCCGACCCCGTTGAGCTGGGGCTTGTTGAGCCGAAGCGTGTGAGCGACCATGTCTTCACGATACGGGTTGACACCTCCCCGGCATGCCGGTAAGGTTCATCTTGTAAGGCAGGCCGGGAACAGCAATAACCGCAAGGGTCGGAAGGATCGATCCCCAAGGGAAAATCGACACCTCTCCTGCCTTACTCAAAGACCGCAGCAGCAAGGGAGCGCTTGAGGTCCGGAGCGAAGCGGGACCAGGGGAGTCGGCCCACCAGAATCCGGCTGACCTGGCCGGGAGTAATCCCGGCCAGGTCGCACCAAAACTAGGCGACGTAGCTCAGTTGGTAGAGCACCCCTGGTTGTGCAGGACGTGCGCACGTCCCGGCAAACCGCCCGTCTGATCAACGGTTCTGAGGGGGAGGAGTGGCCGATAGGCCCCGGTGGTTCAAGTTCACCCGTCGTCACGAGCCCGAGCGGAGGGAGAGCAAACACGGCAGGGGAAACCCTGGTCATCGTCCGTCCCTCGGGTTGCACCAAACAGCCGGATACTGATGGACACCGAGTGCCGCGAACGTAATGCGGGCATCAGGACCAATTCAGTCGTGATTCCGGACAAGGTTCACAATGACGTGAGGTGAACCCTTGTAATCTTCGCAGCAACGCCTGTAAAGTACTTCTCAGTTGGCGCGGCCCCTACGTGTGGCAGAGATCCCCGTGGGGGCCGCTTGCTGTTCAGGATGAGGTCGGCCCCGCGTCCACGCAATCACAGGCTGGTCCGCGCAGCGTGACCGGCAGGACACCGCCGACACAGCCGCCCTGCACTGCCACCGGCTGCCAAAGGCCGGGGAGAACGTTCTGTTTGCGCTGGTTCGGCTTGGCGTCGATGAAGCAGCAGATCGCCCGCCGCATCGCGGCCGCCGCGTCCATGACTTCCTGAGTGGTGGCCAGCCAGTCCTCGGCGCTGGGGATCGCGTTGGCATCCGGCGTCGGGGCGCAGACCACGATGCCCATCTCCAGCGTCACTCCCCAGGCCAGCACGCCCTTGGTCAATGGCGTCTCATCCGGGTTCGGAAACGGGCCCGAGCTGGGGAAGAACCCGGCGGGGCGGATCCAGGCCAGCCCGGCGCAGCACTCGTCCTCGGACGTTGACAGGAGAAAGTCAACGGTGGTGCCCGGCCGGATGCCGATGTACTCCGGCGGACTGGCTACCTTGGCCAGCTCCTGCTCGTAGCACTCCAGCAGCTCCAGGGCCAGCGGCATGACGAGGGGGTCGGAGATGGCCATCTCAGCTGCCCGCCGGGATCACGGTGAACCGATCGCACTGCTCGGGGAGGTCGAGCGAGAGCACGACCGGCGGCGCCTTCAGCCCGCTCGGGTTCAGCGTCGCCACGACGCTGTCCACCATCGCGATGCCGGTCCGGCCGTCCGCCGGACTGGGTGGTTCGATCTCCACCTCGACGCCTTGGCGTGAGAGCCGGGTCATCTTGGCGGGCAGCGCGCACCGGCCGCCGGTCAGATGGCTGCCGTACTCGCAGGCCAGCATCCCGGCAGCCAGCAGGAGTCCGTCCGGGATCTCCTCCCCGATCGAGTAACTGACCTCGAACGTGTCGTCCTCGGTGGTGGCCCGGGTGAAGTTCTGGCAGGTCGGCCAGCAACTGCCATCCGTACGAACGAGCAACCAGGCACCGCCCGTGACGTCGACCCGATAAGCTGACGGGGGGACCACGGTCCCGTCCACCAGTACCTCGTCGATGGCGTACACGGGTCCGCGGAGCACGATCGAGCAACCGCCCGATCCGCAGCAGCCCATCGTGCACCCGGCGTTGTACCAGCGACCGGCGTACAGGTAGGGACCGCCCGGCACGCCCAGGCCCTCGGCGCCGGGCATCGCGGGGTAATCCCGGTACGCCAGCGGGGAGCCCTTGGGCTGAGCGGGCCGGACGGTGATCGGGCAGGGCCCGAACCGGCGGCCGGTCGCACCCCAGAGCCACAGTGTGGCCAGCTTCAGGGACCAGAACTTGATCTCTGCGGAGTACTCGTTCCATCCCGAGCACACGCCGAGCGCGGCCGGGTCAACGTCCCAGGTCGTACACGGTTGCGCCATGGCGTCCCTCCCCTGCTGGTCAGGCCCAGCATACGGTGCGAAACAGGCCCGGCGGGGAAGTTACCGCCAGGCCTGTTTCGTTCTTCCGAGTCGATCAGGAGCTGAGCGACTGGCAACCGCAGCTGGCCTCCGGCGGCGCCAGCTGGGTCCAGATCGGCAGGTGATGCGTGTCGTCCGGGATCGTGGTGTAGAGCGGGGACGGTGCATCCGCCGCATCAATCACGACGTCGTACGGGCCGACGCCCCACGGCGTGCCCTTGCGGGTCCGGCCGTTGACGGTGAACGTGATCAGGTCGTTCTGAATCACGATGTCCTCGGCCAGCGCGCCCTCGGTCACCCAAGGGAGCAGGTTGTAGCCGTAGAACGGGTCAGCGCCGGTGCACGCCTCCTCGGCGTTGCCCATCCACAGTTCCAGCGCGAAGTTTGCGGTGGCGTAGTCGGACTCGGTCACCGGGAACCCGATCACCCGGTCCTGGTCGTCCATGTAGGGTTCCAGGCCCGTGATGATGGTGAACAGCTCCGGATCCACCTCCTGGAAGACCGCCGAGACGTCGTACCAGTTGAGGATCGGGGCACCGCGCTGATTCACGATGGCCCGGCCGTTGGCGCCGCGCTGAAGGAACCGCTCACCCTCCTCCGTGTTGGGGGTGAGGGTGACGGACACGAAACCGTCGGAGACTGCGTACGCGCACTCCCCGTATTCGATGTTGCCGCACTCGTCCAGACGGGTCACCCGGAGGGTTGACCCCTGGAGAGGCTTGGCACAGACCAGGTTGGCCATGAGAGGTCTCCCCTTACGAGAGGTTCAACGGGTTGAATTCGGCCCGAGCGTTGAAGCAGTCGTAAGAGACCGCGTACGCCCGCTCAGCGACCAGCAACCGTTGGTTGGTGGCCGTCTCGTACGTGGAGTAGACCTGCGTCTCCGAGGCCCGCCAGACAGTCGTCTGACCGGTGATGTGCAGGAAGCCACCACCCGGCCAGCCGGAGCCACCGCTGGCGCCGGTTCCCGGGTAGCCGCCACCGAAGACCCAGACCGACCCGTTGGGGGTCAGCTTGCGGGCGTTCGGGCCGGGGCCCTCGGGGATGATCAGGCCAGCCTCGGCCGCGTACGGCGCGAACCGGGCCGGAGCGTGGACGTAGGCCCGGTAGCCGTAGCTCTGGGTCAGGTAGGCGTACTCCTCCAGGGTGGCCAGCACGGTGGTTATCTGGTCGATACCTGCGGCCGGGGGGAAGATCGCCGTGGCGTTCTTCTCCAGGCTCAAGATGTCGATGTCGTTGCCCGCGTCGTCCTCACCGGTCCAGAAGACCCGCTCGGCGACATGCTGTTCCGCGCCCTCCAGGCGGCGCCGGACCTTGGTCCGAAGCTCCTCCTCGGAGTAGCCGACCGCGTTACAGCCGAGGGTGGCCAGCGCCAGGAACACGCCAGTGGCCACCTCGGCGGCATCGGCATCGATCGTCTTGGCCGGAGCGGCTACCTCGCCGTCATAACAGGACACGCCATAGGCGTAGCCCTCCCCGCAAGTCACCGGCGTGTAGCGGACGCCACCGCCCTCGCCGTGGGTGGCCAGCGGCAGCGGGCCGCTGGCCGCGTCGAACAGGCCGGGACGGCGCCCGAGCGGCTCGGGCGGTTCAACCGCCAGTCCAGGAATCAGGGCCATCAGTTGCTCACCTCCATTCGTGATCTCAAGTCGTGCTCCCCGGTGCCGGGGCGCCGCTTCGTCAAGTGGTCCGGCACCGGGGAGAGATCACGAACGTCAAGCGCAGCAGCCGGTGATACCGGCCGGGCTGACATCGGTGGTGTAGAGGCGCGAGTCCGAGCACATCTTCATCGCGCTCAGGCCATCCTCGACAAAGAGGGCCGTGAACTGGTTGCTGGTCAGCATCGCGTTGTCGTAGACCGTGTCCAGGCTGATGACGTCCTGCTCCCCCTTGACCCAGGTACCGGCCGGGTAGACCAGGAAGGTGACCGTGGTCGGGAAGGCCGTCGCCGAGTCGGAGCCACCGAACGCACCGCCGGTGAAAGCGTCCTGCCAGTCGTAGACGAACTGGACGCGGGCACCGCGCAGCGTGAACCAGCTGACGATCTGCGAGTCCGAGACGGCCATCTCGGCGACGCCCTGGCGCCGGGCCAGCGAGGCCCGGATGGGGCCGACAACCCAGGCCGGGAAGACGACCTCAACGGTCGTGTTGAGGCTCATGCGGTTGCGGTACCGCATGTCCATGATCGCCAGCTCGACGGCCGACAGCAGGTTGCTGGCCGCGTCGTCCGAGCTGGCGGGCTCGGCGATGGTCGCCGGAGCGGTGGAGCCCGCCACCAGGCGCGCGATCATCGAGGCGTTGACCTTGTGGGCCAGCGCGGTGACCGCCTCCTGGCTGAACTGGGTGACCGCCTCGGGGTAGCCGCGCTGCTGGAGCAGGTTACCGGTGAGGCAGAGGTAGGCCACGTCCAGCCGGATGTCCACGAACGGCGGGCAGGGGACCTCGACACAGACCTTCTCGGCGCCGTTCTCGACCTCGTACTCGGTGAGGATGACGTCGCCCTCGTCGCCGATCAGGTCATAGATCGTCGCGAAGTTGGGGCCGCCGTCCTCCGGGATCTGGAATCCGCCCCGGCTGGCCTGGATGGTGGGGATGTCCAGCATCCCGTCCATCGAGGACAACGAACACAGCTCGTAGATGATCTCGGACGGGGCGCACCAGCCAGCGGCGGCGGTCAGTGACCGACCGGCGTCCACCTGACGCTGAGCTGACTGTGCGAGCGAGCCACCGGGGAGGCGACGCTCGTTGCGGGCGTGCTCGATGACCCGGCGCGCGTCGTTACCGTCGGTCACCCGGAACTCCGGCGCGTACTCGCGCTGGATCGCGGCGATCGAGTGGCGGATGAGCGACCGGCCGCCGGGCATCCGGTAGCGGCCCGAGCCCATCTTCCGGGCGCTGAGCGCGGCGGCCTGGGCGTTGCTGAGCGCGCTGCCACCGCGGCCGTAGCGGCCGAACTGGGTGTCGAGCAAGCGTCCGACCGCGCTGAAGTCGTCCAGCTGACCGCGTACGCCGGGGGCGTCGGCCGACGCGATGAGTACGGCGGAGTGCTCACGCGGCTCCGGCTCAGGATCATCCAGGGTGCTGCCGGTCGGCTCGGAGCGCGGCGCCGGGTTGCCGGGCGCCGGGGCGGGCTGGTTCGGGCTGCCCGGGACTGGGGCGGGCTCCGGGGCGGGCTCCGGCTCCGGGGCGGGCTCCGGCTCCGGCTCGGCGGTCAGACCGGCCAGCGCGGCGCGTGCATCGGCAGCGGCGGCCAGCTCGTCGGAGCGCCGGGTCTGCTCCCCGTCCACCGAGACCATCAGGTCGCGGTAGGCGATGAGCGCGTCCGCCGGGGTTTCGTCAACGGCCAGCGCCTGACGGGCGTGCTCCCGGGCCTGCGCGGCGAACGCGGCGAACTCCTCGGCGCTCAGCGCGGTCAGGTCGGCCGGGACCTCGAACGGGAACTCGAATTCCATCGTCTCGTCCTCTGTTAGGGCTTACGTGTCTCGACCGCCCGGCCGGTCCGAAACTCAGGCACCGCGCGTTCTGGCAGCAGAATAGCACCGTGACCAGGCGTTCCGGCTGAGATGTCCGGCGGAACTCGTCCACCCTCCCTCATTGACACCTTACAGTCATGCCTGTAATGTAGTTCCTGTGAGGCCACAAGGGGTGGTCACCAGGGGGAGGGACGAAAACGATGCACACGATCGAGCGGAACTACCGGAAGAACCCCCACACTGCCAGCTTCCTGCGCACCTTCCACGACGCGAACGGCGCCAACTACAACCGCACCGACACGGCACCGGCCGACCTGCTCGACGAGGTCCCGGTGGAGGCTCCGGCCTTCCAACCCACTCCCGGCCAGTGCAAGCTGATCATGGACCTGGGCAATGAGATCGCTGAGTTGGACGCCACGATCGGCCAGCGAGCAGCCACCTACAGCCGAGGCATGACCGAGAACAAAGCCTGGACCCCGGAGAACACCAAGCGCTGGATCGGTCGCTTGATCGCCAAGAAGCGCGAGCTGGCCCAGGCTGCCGCCAAGACCACGGCACCGGCCGCTACCGAGGTCGCGGACGGTCGCTACGCGGTCGAGGCGAACGGGGTCCTGAAGTTCTTCAAGGTCAAGAACGGCCGGACCCCGGGCATGGTCTTCCTGGACATCCAGGCCAGCGACGAATGGCACTCGATCCGCGACCGGGCCCGCCGGACCAGCATCCTGGCCGAGATCGCCAAGGACCCGCAGGCCGCGATGGTGCGGTACGGCCGGGAGCTGGGGATCTGCGGTCGCTGCGGCCGGACGCTGACCGATGAGGCCAGCCGGGCGGCGGGGATTGGCCCCATCTGTATCGACAAGTGATCCAGCGGGCCCCGGCTCCAGCCGGGGCCCCTTCCTTCTTTGCAGCCATGACGGTAAGGTGAAGTGATGGAGAGGCACCTGATAGCCAGCGGCTACGCGCTCACCGAGTGCGGGCTGACGATCGCCCTACCCAGATCGTTGATGACCGACGTGGAGGATGTGGACTGTCAAAACTGCCGGATCGCGCTGATCAACCGGGGCGTGTGTCCGGCGTGCGGGGAAGAGAAACGCCTGAGCTGGGGCACTCACCCTCGCAATCGGAGCGGCGTAGGGGACGGTCGTCTGCGTGTGAGCGACGTGTCGACGATCTTCTATCTGGCCTGCGACTACTGCTCGGCGACCCTGATTCCACAAATCGACGTCGACCAGGTGACCACGTTTCTGACCGAGAAAGGATGGGTTCCGTGGCAGGGAAAGTGAAGGTTTCGGTGGTCGGCTGGCTGATGATCCTGGCCGGGTTCTGGACAACAATGATCTTGGGAGGGCTAGCCGCGCTCGGCCAGTACGCAGACCCGATCTCCGTCATCGCGGTAACAGCCCTGGGCCTGGGCGGCATGACCGGGAGCGTATTCGTGCTGGCTGACCTGACCAAGGGGAGGTCACAGTGAGCACGCGCCCCGCTCGGTGGTGGGAGACGGACGGTCCGATGCCGGAAGGTCGGCAAGGCCGGATCGTCTCCCCGGCAGGCCGCTCGGGCGGTGTCTCCTGCCCGGAGTGCGGTCAGAACCCGGTGGTCTACAACGGCAACTATTTCTGTGACGGCTGGGTCTTCCCCGGCCCGGCTGACCGGGAGATGGGGGAGTGCGAATGGGCGCTACCACACCCGGCCACGTCCAAGCGAGATCGCGATTTCTGCGACCTGATCGGCGTCGACTACCTCTGACAGCAGGCCCGGCCCCGGCTAGGCCTGCTGTTTGATACTTCCCCGGCAGTGCTGTAAAGTTCTGGACGGATTCACAAATCCGAGAGGAGAGCGTCTTGCTCAAAAGAATCATTTACGCGGTGGTCGCGGGCTTCATGCTCGTCGGTGTAGCCGGGGTTCCTGCCGCCCAAGCGAGCACCACGTACTACTACGCCGGTGGAATCCAGGGCGGTTTCGGCGCCACCGAACCGACCGGGCTGTTCGCCACGGTCAACGCGCACAATCCGACGCTGGACGGTACCGGTCCCGACTGGGAGTCGCACACGCTCGTCGAAGCTGCCATCTTGC